CGAATTGACAAGCGGACCATATCTCCGCTCAAGGTGCCGCACGAGCTTTCGCCATTCGGCCCGTTCCCGTTTTTCTTTGGCTGGCATTCGTTTGGTCATCGGCGGTTAGCGCCTGTTTGAAACGCGCGTAAAGCGTTTCGGAAATTGATCTTCGGCGATCAGCGTCACGCGCGTTCCCTTGATCGGATTGCCGTTCTGTTGGCAGGTCCGAATACGTATCCAAGATCGTGGGGACTCCATAACGCGGACAAAGCGCATACCAGCGCCGCGCTGGCGCCAAATCTGTCCTGTCTCTGGCGGGTCTAGCAATGGTTCGGTCATAGCGACATACGTCCTGACTGTCGCTGCTTGATCGGCGTCGCCTGTTGGATTGGCGAAACCTCACCAGCCTTATGATAAGCACACTCCCTGATGTCGATCCTGCCAGGGAAGATTGATTCAACGATCCAGTGGTTGCCGTCGCTTCGCGGAGCGTGGCCCATGCCGCACCACTTGCAGTTTATCATCTTGGGTTTCTTCATGGCTGCTGACCCCGTGTTAGACCGTTTTTGCGAACAGGTGCTTCAACTCGGTGAGCGCGTCGAAATGCTCGCCTTTTCCGCAAACGTGGACGCTCTCTCGGCCGCCAGAATTGATAGCGCAGTCGGAACAGGCCATGACGGTAGGATCGCCGCAGATAACGCACGGCGCCTCGATGTACGGGCATTTGATCGACCCGTAGTGCGTACCACCGCAGTTCGGACAGTTCTCAATCGTCATGGCGGTTAACCCCGTGTTAACTTCCGCTCGCAAATGCAGGGTGGTCGCGGCCGGCCTTAGCGCGCGGGGCAAATGGAATAGTTGATTCGTTTTTCTCGGCTTCAGTATCTTTTACCGCTAAGATTGCTTGGCCTGCCGAAGTCAATGCTGAAGTAACTCGAATGTACTTACGTTCAATTTCAAGAACCCTTGCGCTAAGTCTGTCGTTCTCAGCGCGCAACCGGATATTTTCGGCACGATTAAGTTCGTAGCTGAGTTTATAAGTATCTAAATTAGCCGACAGTCGGCTATTTCTTTCGGTCAGGTCTTCAATTTCGTGCGCCAATGTTACAAGTGCTTCCGACATGATTTACTTCCCTTCGTCCCCGTACCTGTGTTGACCCGTGCGGCAATGTACGCTATACGGTCCCTATCGTCAACCGTACAGGAATTACAGCCATGGACGTCTCCGCCACCGAAGATACCACGAAGCCGCCGGAACCGGCAAAGCCCAAGAAGCGCGCTAATCCGAAAATCAAGAAAAAGGCAAAGCGGCCAGCGAAATCAAAGGCCAAAAAGCGCAGAGTTGTCAGGGCGAAGTCGAAGAAGGCGCGTAAACTCGTCAACGGCGACGCGCGGTCGGAACGGCTGGATATGCGTTTGACGAAGGCGCAAAAGGCCAAGGTATACGCCAAGGCGAAGAAAACCCGGCGTACGGTTACGAGCCTCGTTATCGAAGCTATCGAGAAGATCAGGTAGCGCATGCTTTTCGATAAAAGAGGCCCCGGTTTATCGCCGGGGCCTCTGCGCGCGTTGGAGGCTTAGTTCGCCGACAGAACGAAATTGTAGTTCAACCCGAGGCCGTACTGCGTGCCCATGTTGGCACCCGCACCTAATGTCAGGGGGGCACCGTTGGCCGCCAGAACGTTGCCCATGGTGAATCCCCGCATTGGGAATGCCACCCAGGCATAGGCATCGAGCGCGCCACCATTGGGCCTGCCGCTGGTATCGAGCGTCTGCCAGAGGTAGCCGGTTTTGATCATCGGCGCGACGCCAACAGTCTGGCCGGTCGCAAATCCGAATCGGCCGCTTTCGCCGAACTCGCGAAGGCCAACGCCGACATATTCGAGCGGAGAACCGACCGGCACAGTTGGGGTGGGAGGCGTAAAGACCGGCCAATTCACGACATTGCTCAGATTGGGCACAGCGGAAATGATCCGTTGGATAAGTTCAAAGCCAACGTCGAATTCCTGCGAGCTATGCCACCGCTGCGCAATGAACTCGCTCGCACCGCTGGATGTGCCGGTCGGGGCAACGGCATTTGTGCCCTGGATATTTGACCATCCACCTTCAAGCTGCGCCCTCCACCATCGTAAAGGATTGCCAGACACGTACCCGCAAGCGGCATTGAGCGAACCACCAGTCGCCGTGAGGCCGCCGGTCGCCAAGCTGGTGGCAAAGAGATTGGTGCCCGTCACGTTGCTTTGGGCAACGTCCGCTTCCGTGCCCACGCCGCAGTACCAGCCCGCTCCATTAACCGAAGGCGGGGATGCTTTGAATACGGGTCGAGGTAGATCCGCCGCCATTGCCGTCGAACTCAGGAGCGCGAGTGCCCCGATTACCGCGTAGAATCTGCGCATATGAAGTCCCCTGTTTCGGGCGGAATGCCCGATACGGACTGTACGCCTATAAGGTGTGCTTTGCCTGCAACAGTACGAATTTATTGTACGGGCGCGAAGGACACAATGCCGCCCCAAAAGAAATGACAAACAAGGAACCCGGTTATAAAACCGGCAAAGTACGGAAATGGCGGCCACGCTTTACTTAGAGTCCAGACGTAACGGGAAAGTGTCGGCGTTTTTCGATAGAGCGCGAGCCCCTCAAACAATGCGAAGCTAATTACGATGACGGCCAGCCATATGGACCATAGAATCATCTGATCGCTCTCCACGGCCAAAATGTCGGGCATGGGTATTTTTCAATCGCACAGGCGAGAGTTATATTTTGTTCGTCCGGCGCTAGTTTTATTTTCTTTGCCACGCGTTCCGCGATTTCCCGGCGGCAGTCTTGCCGGTAGTACGGAGCAAGTCCTTCAGTAAAGTCGTCAAGCCACAGTTGCGGCTCGAAACCCCCTTTTAGGTTTCTCAACCAGACGAACCAAAGCATAGTATTACCCTGTCTTGATGCGAAACCCGGCTCCGGTGAATTGACCTTTGGTGCCGTCTTTGGCGTCCACGTTGGCAGTGTACTTACCCGATAGATCCTTGTTGCCGGGGTCCATGCCGGCGTACAGACTGGCGAGCTGTACGCGGTAACGTTTGCGAATATGCTCGCCAACGGCCTTTGGACGTGCAACCAAGATAGGGCGAAATGCTTTGCCTTCCTTGTCCGTACCGGCGACAAGATCGCGGAACAGCGCGGACATTTCCGGGTCCGTAACTTCCCTGAAACCTTTGTTATGCGCGTCCGCAATTTCGTGCGGGATGCTGTTGATGATTCTGAACTCGTATTGCGGATACTTTTCTTTGTTCGGGATGAACAGCTTGAGCGGCCGGTCCAGCGTTAGGTTTTTTATGATTTCGTCAACGTTGAGTGCTTCCTTGAACGGCGATGCGTTCGCCATGGCGTCGCCGGCAGTTTGCGGCTCAGGCATGTCGGGCGGCGGGTTAGGTTTCAGTGCGTCGGGGATGCCTGAGAACGGATTTGTTGGATCGTTCATGTCTTCTTTCCTTTGGCAAGCTGCGCCTTAGCATAGTGCGCTTCAAGCGCCTTAGCTACGAATTTTTCGCGCCCTTCCTTGGTTTTCGGCGCGAACTTGTCCGCAGTGCGATTAATTTCTTTTTGTACGTCGGCGGGGGCATCGGATATTTTCAGCCATGGCCCTGACGTACGGCGTGTACGCGCGGCCCCGGTATCGCCGTCCGCAGGGCCGTCACTAGCGCGTGGTTTCTTCGCGGGCTTCGGATCGGCGTCCGGGTCAGGATCGGCGTCCGGGTCAGGATCGGCGTCCGGGTCAGGCTTTGGTTTAAATTCTTCGTCAACGACTTTGACGAGCGCCGCTGTGAATTCGGCAGCCGTGCTGAATTTCTTGGGGTCCATGGTTTTCCCAAGTTCGATTGTACGGCCTGATTTCTTCGGGTCCACGCCGAACCAATCCAGTTTGTTCAGCTCGGCGCGTATTTCTTTGTCACCAAATCCTGTTGGCGGCGCGGGCACAATGGCAGTTTTTAAGTCGGCAAGTTTGTCGGCTGCTTTACGCGCCGCTTCCGTGTCGCCGTTCGTCACGGCGGTATCAAGTTCCGTTTGAAGCGCGCTCTTGGCGTGTTCTGCCAGCATGACGTTAAGATCGGGCATGGGGCACCTTTATGCGCTCGCGTGACTCGCCGCCGAAACTTTCTGTCGGTTTAGGTCCGGGTGTGATCGTCTTGGCTTCCGCATCGGCTTCATCCCAAAGCAGCGTTTTCGGGTCTGGCATCTTGTCAGCCGGTACGAGGCCGATCACGTCTTGAAAACTGGACAGGTAGCGCCAGTTACTGATGGAAACTTTGCCGCCCGTTGTTTGCGTCCCTGCGTACGGACGGAAGATAACCCAATCGCCTATGTTCACAGGCTGACGGGTCAAATTTCCGTCTGCGTCTTTGTAAACGAATGCGAGCGGCCCCATGGCGGTGACGCGACCAACCATGACGTTGTGTTGCGCCATGTCACGGAATCCATCCGGGACATAGAAGCTCCCCACTTTCTTCGGCGACAGCGGCAGCCGAACAATAACCATGTCTCGCGTCGGCTGTACGCAGTCGTGCGGTATGGCGAAGTCATGTACGCCGATGTTGCTCATTTTGGCCAGTCTGTAAACGGAAATACGGGGCCATCGAGTGCGTAATCGACTATAAAAACTCTCGGCTTTGCCGTTAATCCTATGTTGGTTAAAGCACCCACTGCACAAGCATACGGCCCGTACCCCGCGACCTCGAATCGCAAAAGACTTTCTTGAAGCCGGGAGAAGCCGGCAGGCGATATTGGTGTTACTTCAGCGTCGATGTTGCTCATTTAGCTCTTTCGCCGCATTTTCAAAAATTTTGATGATTTCCACTGGCGGCTCTTTCAACAATCGCTCGACTTCATTGAACCCCGCCGCCCGGCCCTGCACTATTTGGCTGACCCCCGTTCCCCGGAGGAAATCCGTTACCGCCGCCATTTGGCGGAACTTGAGGTACGTTACCAGGGCCTTGGTTTCCGGGCTGTTGAGCCATTCCGCTAAGGATGCCGTCTGCATTGTTCGCACCCGCCATCAGCTCTTGTACGGTTTGCTCTATCTGTGCCATTTGCAACAAAGCTGCCCGGTTGTCAAGCATCCCGCCGCTGGCTTCGACCATATTCAACAGGGCTTGGGTAAGCTGTACGGCCACGGCCGCCTTGGCCTTCATCTGTTCGATTTGCAGTTTGCCCAGGCCGATCATGCCTTTCATCTTTTCGTCAGGCGTGGCTTGCGGTGGTTGCGGGCCTTGGCCAATCAGTTTTTGCGGGTCGGGGAGCCGCAATGTGCGGTACAACCGCATACGAACTTCGTCCCATTTCGTCATGGGGTCTTTCATCAATTCCATGTAAATGCCGGCCAACGCCGTACGCTGCATTTCGGTCGCCAACGACGGGTCCGCCGTAACTGCAACGCCATCCTTGCCGGAAGCTGAAATGCCTTCGGGCAGCATATCGTATGCGTCTGCCATTTGGACAAACATGCGGAATTCTTGCGTCATAGACGCTACGAGGCGCCGATGCACAGCGGATTGAACTTGCGTACCTGTATCAATGATACCCTTTGCCATGGTAGCAGTCATGGACGACGGCGCGTTCTCCAAAAGGTTCAGCGTGCCGGCGAGGCGGTCACCCAATGTCATCAATTTTTCAAGCGTCGCAACCGAACCCGGCGAAACTGACTTAACTGGAAATGCGGAGAATTTATTGGCGAGTGGGGCGCCATCTGTGTTGACAGTGGCAATGCGGTTGTTTTTCAGTTCGATCTTGTCGGGCAGTCCAAAGCCGCCACCGGCAAGCACGCCGCCATTTTCGCTTTCACTTTTGGCGGTATCTACGATTGATCCTAAAAGCCGATCGGCTGAACTCTCCGTACGGTCTAGCAACTTACCGAAGCCCATAGGGAGAAAAGTGCCTTTAGGATCCGGCAGGAAGCGGTACGGATAAAAACGACGGATCGGATTGAAGAACAAAACATCGTCCGTACTTACGACGGTCTTTTTTGACCATCGTGGTTTGATACGTACTACTTCCGGGGTGTCGTCTCTGGAAATAACGACGGTCCAAGGTTCGTCTATCTCGTCGCCGTCAAGGTCAAGCCACAAGTCCGTATCGTAAAATCGTTTTATGGCTTGCGGATCGCGGTCGTCATCGTATCTCGGCTCGTAGTTAACCCATTTTTTGCGCTCAATCAGGCGGTCGATTTCGTACGGATAGCGTTCAAACATATCTGTGATGCGCGGGGCGCGCTCTACAGAGCGAACGCTGCTGTTTATAATAACATCCGTACATGGACGAAAGGACGTGTGGAATGCCCGGTCTTCATCGTCAAAATCGCGTTTGCGCCAGCCGAGCCCTGTGACAGACATATGGATTACGAGCGGGTCGGTATCTAAAGTCCAATTCGGGTCTTTTGTGCGGAGCTGACTGGAAACCCACGATGCAAGGTCTTCGCTGCCGGGTTCGCTGGCCCGCGCCAAGTCAGGCTCGCCTAGTAAGGCGTCAGTTGCGCGAGCTGAGAACTGAATGACCGCCGATAGCGTCATTTCGGTTTTCGGCGGCGGTTCTTCTCCGGCGCCTTCCTGTTCACGATCGTTCGGGTTGTCGTTTTCGTCATTATCGATTTTGTCGAGGTAGCCTTTGGCCTTTCCTAGCCAATCCGACATTGATTGTTCATCCACCCCAACCAACGCAATAATATCGGTTGCGAGCGTACGCCGTTCGTCAGGGCCTAATTTTTCAGCGACGTTGCCAAAGTCTTGCGGCTTCGTCAGATCCAGCTTTAGGACGGGAAGATCGCGCATGGAGCCCTTTGTATGACATTTCAGTATGACAATCAAGAGGTTCAAGATAGCATGTATTGCGCCCGCTCGCATTGGGTGCTAAGTTCCTCCACATTCGCCGTGCGGGAATCCGACCAGTAGGAGGCTACCATTCAAGTCATAGATCGTTCACTCCAACCGTCGCAATACTGGCCGGGCCTGTACGCACTGTTTGGCCTCGACTACGAAAGGCTCGAACCGATCTACACCAAATTTTTCGACAGCAAGCCTTCGGAAAAAGCGTTCGAAGAATTTATGACCGAGCGCGCCGGTCTCGGCCTCGCGGTTCAACAGCCCGAATTGGAGCCCGTTCAATTCGATGTACCGAACGAAGGCTACCGCACTCAGGTCACGCACGCTTCGTACGGTCTTGCTGTCGCGGTGTCTCGCGAAGCCGAAGACGACAATCTGTACGAAGACGTTGGCGCCCGCATGATGAAAGAGCTGGCGTTCAGCGCGCGACAGACCGAAGAGTATATCGCCCATGCGCCGCTGCAAGTCGCCGTCGATGCCGTGAACGGCGTGCGCGCAGACAACGTGCCGCTCGGCAGCGCAAGCCACCCGACCGCTTCCGGCTTGCAAAGCAACTTGCTTGTTTCGGCCAACGTATCGGAACTGGCGTTTGAAAACGCCGTCATCCAGATTTCGTACACACGTAATGGTCGCGGCTTCATCATCAACGAGCTGCCGCGCCGCGTCATTCTGTCGCCGGAAAGCGGCCCGGAAACCCGGCGTATCCTCGGTTCGCCGTTGCAGTGGAACGCGCAGACGAACAACATCAACGTCCTTCGATCGACTGGTGCGCTGCCGGAAGTCATCGAGACTCCCTACCTTGTCGATAAGGACAACTATTTCATTCAAACGTCCGAACAGGACAAGGACAACGGACAAGGCTTTACCTTTTGGGAGCGTTCCGCGCTGGAAATGCGCGAGGATAGCAACTGGAGCAATCAAGCCAAGCTGATGGCGCTTTGGTTCCGGTGTGCCGCTTCCATTGTCGATTGGCGTACGGTGTACGTTTCGCCGGGCGCTGATAACGCTTAACGAGCTTCCTCCCTGGAAGGTGTTGGTAACTTAGCCCTCGGCGTCAAAACCGGGGGCTTTTTACATCGCAGCCGGTGTGATACAGTTCCGGCATGTCAGTGCCGCACCATACGGGCGTGCCGAAGTTCCCACCATATGCTGTGTGGGGGGCGTGCTCGCGATGCAACGCCCGCGTCCTTTATAGCACCCTCAAGCGCGAGCGCCTTACAGGGCTATTGGTATGCTCCAAGGCCAGCGGACGCGCCACGCGCCCTTGCTGGGACCCCTGGCCCGCCGTGTACGACTTTCAAACCTTTCCCGACAAATCAGTGGAACCACCGCCGGAACCGCTGCCGCTTCGCTATAATCTCGACGCCATATGGGGCAACGGCCCTGTGAGTGGCACCACGGCGGTTTTCGCTGCCGCGCCGGTTGCCGCGCCGGATGATGCGACGCGACTTGCCAAGCTGCTTACGACGGTGCCGTATTACGCTAATCTTGGGAAGTCGGCAGCATTTATGGGACCTAACGCACCGATATCGAGCAAAGTTTTCAATCTTGGTACGATCGTGCCGCAAGATTACGATGGTACGTTTTTGCCGAGTTCATCTGTACGGACGGTGACGCCGCCAAACGAAGCAACCGAACTGACAGATATTCTTAGAACGGATCCGGATTTGCCGAACGATCAATTATGGTCGCCGCCGTGGAGTGCAGCCAAGAATGTCTAACTTAGTCACCTTAGTTTCAAAACCAAAAGTATCCGACGAAGTTAGAGAAAGCGTGGTGCGACTTCTCCGTGAGTCGCTTGAACAAGCTGAGAGAGGCGAAGTCGATACCGTCATTATCATTTTAAGTCATCCTGACGGTGAATGGTCCGATAGATGCAGTGACACCAATAAGTTATCAACCTCCATCGGGCGGTTAGAAATAACTAAGCAAGAATGGATTGCAAAATACCTTAAAGAACGCGAGTAAATTATGACCACAGCCGCCCAAATTATCACCGATGCACTGCACTTATTTGGCATAGTGGATCAAACAGAGGCGCCGACAGTGACGGACATAGCGAACAACGTCACCATTCTGAACGACTTGCTTCGCGCCGAACAAGCGGACGGCGCCTGTCAGTACCTCATTAAGCGCCTTGCGGTGACGCTGCCGATCGGCACCAACGGACAAGTATATACCTTCGTAGTTGGCAACGGCAGTCCCAGCTATTTAGTCCAAGTTGACGCGGTAGCCGTACGCGCTATTTGGATGAATGACATAAATCTAACCGTCAATCGCGAAACACGCATGGCGCCCATCGCCGATGTTGTACGCACGACGTACCCCGGCATCGTAACCAAGTGGCATCAGGAGCGGCAGACAGATGGTTCCGTACTGATTACGGCGTGGCAGCCGCCCCGCGCGCCCGCGAAGGCGCTGATCGAGTATGGCGCTCGATTAGCTTTAATCTCTGCGCCGGACGGTAGCGACGTGGTTGCGTTGCCGCCTGAAGGGATACACGACGTCACGCTGCTACTCGGCCGGCGTATCATGGGCTCGTACGGTCGCGTCATAAGTCCAACGGACCCTATCATTGTGGATGCCGAGCGCGTTAATGCGCGCTGGCGTGACTACGCAAGGGGCCAGCAATGGCTCCGGTTCGTCCGCAATTAAATGGGTGTTATCGACATACTCGGCTCGTTCCAAGATCCTCTTAACTTAGATCAAGGGGTCGGAAAGCTTGTCAATGTGCGCGTCGTACCGCGAGAACAAAAAGAAGGCAAGCCCGGCAAAGCGCGCCTCGTTGGTGCTCCGGGCTTGACGCAAGTTTGCCGGCCCGCAGCCGCGCCTTGCATCACCATAGGACAGGCGTTGAGAACAGTATGGACCGGCCACGCGGACGGCTCGATATACTACGGCATCGAAACCGGGGCGCCGACACTGGCAGGTTTCGTTGCCGTGAACGCACAGCAACCGATCATACGCTTTGCCGAAGATCGTACGGCGCTTGCCATTGCATCCAACATGAACGCTAACAACGCAACGGAAGCCGGCACGGCGTACACAGCCACGCCGGCCGCTGGCGTCGTCAACGCGGGCTTTGACGCCAGTATAAACTTCGATCCGGCTGCCGTTGCCGAACTGAATAACATAGCGGTGTGGTCTGCCGCGTCGAATTTCTACGCCAATCAAGACGCCAAGATGTACAGCTCGCAACCGCTGACGCCGGCCAACGTACTGCCGAACAGCTTTGCAACAAAGGAAGCCCGCGCTGATCGTGTCGTGGATCTGGCGGTATCCGGACTGGTTCTATGGCCGCTCGGCTCCCGGTCGCTTGAACAGTGGTACGATCCAGGCGGGCAAACTGACTTTGCATTCACGGCCTACCCTAATTCACTCTATTCCGTCGGGTTGGCCGCGCGCCTGTCTTTGGCCGTGCTTCGCGACGCGATTATGTTTGTGGGTACTGATCGCCGCATGTGGCTCTGTACGGGGCAGACGGCTCAAGCAGTCTCGCCGCCATGGATTGATTTGCTTTTGCAGCAGCTCACGGCTGCGCAGTTGGCGACGTTGACGGCATATGCGTACGGGCAAGGCGGCGGCGATTTCTACGTGTTGACGCTTCCCGGTCAATGGACCCTAGAGCTGTGTGGCAGCACTGGCGTATGGTCTTATCGACAAACGCCGGGCGGTCGCTTGGATCACGCAGGGCGCTGCGCTACTGAATACAGCGGTGGCGTTACGTACGTCGGTTTGGACACCGGCCATATCTGCACTGTGAATATAGACAGTAATTCGGAACCGGCCGGCGCGTTGCAGCGGATGATAATAACGCCATGGCTCGGCAGCGAAGAAATGCGACAGACGTACAACTCAATTGACGTAACATCGTCCATGGGGCCGGCAGCCGGAAATTTTCAACTAGACTGGTCCGAAGACAGAGCCGTAACGTGGCGCGGCGCTCGACAAATCACAATGCCACAACCCGGCACGCAACGTGCGATCGCGCGTAATTTTGGCACCGGACGGCGGCGGCAGTTCCGTTTGCAGTACAGCGGCGTACAAGCGCCGTTTACAATTGATGAAATATTCGCGAATGTTTCAGCGGGTACGTAGGTCCGAAGGGCAAAGTTAAACAATGGTTCAAAAAGTACCGCCGCCGCCGACGCTGCCGCAACAGTTCCAGCAATTAAATCGGTGGCTGTTAGAGCTGCAAGGTATTTTGAACAGCCAAGGGACTATCGATCCTAGTCAGGTTGACGGGTTGCCGGCGCTCTTTACCCAAGTCGCAACGAACACCACGGACATTGCAACCAACACTGCCGATATTGCGACTAACACCACAAACATTGCGGCCAACACCGCAGCTATCGCAACCAACACTGCTGATATCGCAACTAACACTGCTAATATCGCAGCCTTAACGGCGCGCAACCAGATTCGGAACGGTAATGGCGTCCCCGCTGCCGGGCTCGGCAGCAATGGCGATTTGTACATCAACGACACCGGCGGCGTCGGTACGTATTTGTATGGCAAGATTGGCGGCACTTGGATTGCGTTTGCTTAAAATTCTGAAGTTAAACCAAATTCCCAAATCCAACGCCACCACCGTACAGGATTTTTCCAAGGCGAGCAAAAAGTCAGGAATTTAGTTGGCGCTGTCATGAATGTCCAAACAGCTCCATCCCGTTAACGACATTCTGAAACTCCGCAACCGTACGCACAAGAAAGTACAAACCCCCGGCACGCTCCCAACGCCGCTGGAATTTGACTTGATCTGCGTCCTGTTCGCCCTTATCGTCTTTAAGCTCGATTGCGAATTTACGGCCGCCAACTGGGAACGCAAGGAAATCTGCCACGCCGGCCAGCACGCCTAGGCGTTTCATTTTGACGTGGTATTGAACGTGCGCCTTGCGCTCGTTGGCGACATGGAAAATCAGCAGCGCGGGGTGCGCTTTCTGAACCCAAGCCCACGCCTTCATGTGGATTTCATTTTCGGACGGTCCTTTCGACTTGGAGACCTTCCTAACGCGCTTTTTTGGCAAGGACCCCTAGCTCCCGTAGCCGGTCTTCGCGCCCCGGCAGCCATACCTCTAGGGCCTCACGGAGCGCCGCAGAGCGGTTCTTTACCGTCTCGCTGTCGATATTGCGGGTGACGTAATCCAGGCGCTCTACGAGCCCCACAGGCAGCCGCCCGGAAATCATCACGGTTTTGCGCTCTGTGTCCATAGGTGGTATGGTCTAGCCGAATTGTCATACAAGCGCAAGGGCCTAATCAATGTCAAGTGGTGGCGGCGGTGGTTTCGGCGGTGGCCTCGGGCAGCTCATCGGCGGGGAATTAGGCTACCAAGATCTTCAGCAGGGCCAGTCGCGCGTTGATAATTCAATGCAAGATTTCATGGCCAATACGCAGCCGTACAATCAATTTGGCCAGTCATTTTTGGGCACCGCCAGTAACGCAATCGGCGGGGCCGAAGCCTTTGCGAACAACACGCAGGGCTACAATCAATTCATGTCCGGCTACACGAACACGCCGGCCGCACAATATCAACTGCAACAGGCAGACCAAGCACAGAACAACAGCGCCGCCGCGAGTGGTGGGCTGCTTTCCGGTGCGAACGAACGCGCACTCGGCACCATTAACAGCGGTATCGTTGCGCAGAATGCAAACAATGCATACAACGAATATCTGTCCGGTAATCAACAGCAATTCGGACAGCTCGAAAGCGCTCTCGGCAATATGTTCAGTGCGATAGGCGTCGGGCAGACGGCGACGGGCCAGCAAGGCCAGCTCAGTGCGGAGCAAATGAACGCTAGCTCGCAAATTTCGCAGGCGCAAGCCAAAGCCAGTGAAGGGAAGGGCAGCGGTCTCGGGTCTATGTTTGGCGGCCTGTTTGGAGGCAGCGGCGGCGGTAAAAGTGGCGGCCCGTTCTCGTTCTAACGCACTATGCTGTACACGTAGCAGTCTTGCGGCTCTGTACTGACATTCGGAAAAAACTCAAACCGCCGCAACAACCCTTCGCATGTAGCGCCCATCCGCTCGGTTACGCGCTGGCCCTGTATATTGTCAACGTGAACGTACGTCCACAGCCGCCATGTTTGCGGGTGCGTAAAAATCCATTGCACAAACGGCCGGCAGAACTCGCGACCGGCCCCGCGCGCTTTCCAGTCCGATCGAAACATAATCGACATAGTTGCTTGATGCCGTACAACTTCCAAGCCGACGACGCCTAGAATCTCATTGTTGGAGCATACCGCTTGCCATTTCGTCGGGCTGTTGCGGTACTGCTCTATGAGTTGCGTTGCTTCGTCTACTGACTTGTGCGTACGAAGGCCCATATAGCGCGTTATATCGGGATTGCCTGTCAGTACAAACAAAGCGGGGCCTTCCCATGGGTTCAGGTCACGCATGGTGAAGCGGCCGACTTGTGCAGTCATGTTTCCCACGGCATTTTTGTAGCACGTTCACAGTTTTGTACGGCTTGTCGCCAATACGACGGTTTTAGTTCCGCACCGATCGCACGGCGCCCCATCTGCAAAGACACGTATAGTTCCGAACCGATGCCTGCGAATGGCGAAAGTACCGTATCGCCAGGGTTGCTCCAAAGTTCTAAACACCGTCGAATCGGCGTGAGCTGCAATGGCGATATATGTGCTTCGTCGGCTTCTTCGCGCGCCTCTTTACGGGACAGTACATCACCTTGCGCGATGTCGTCCCATACCGGCTCCGCGTACCGTTGCCAAACAGCGATACTGTATTGTTTTGTGCCGGGCGACGCAATGCACGAAATCATTTTTTCTTCTTCTTCGCTCCACTCTCGGCTTGGCAGCGTACCGTTAACTGTCGTTTCTGAACCGTAGTAAACATCGAACTGCCCCGCAATCCGCTCTGGATTTTCGCCAGGCTTGCGCATTGTAACGATATAATCGGGGATCGCCATGCGCGACATGCTCGAGTCCTTAACGATCTGTTTGTGGAGTAACCCGAGGGCTTTCGTGCGTTGCATCGCCGATACTGGGTCTTTTCGGATGCACACTTCGGAGTGATAATAAAAACCTACTTCTTGGTGCGCTTTGATGATGTCGCCGCGAAAGTCGCGCAACCCGATAAAACCGTCCCGCAGTTTGGACGTTGGCAGGTTCATGCAATGAACAGACACAAGCCGGCCGGGCTTAGTGACACGGTATACTTCGGCGATCAAAAACCTATAGTGCTGCCAAAAATCAGCATCCGCTCGACAGTTGCTCATATCGCGCGGATCGTCTGAGAACGTATACAGGCTGATAAACGGCGGCGAATAAATTGTGTAGTGTACGGACTCGTCCGGCAGCCCGCGAGCCACGGCAACGCAATCCCCGTTCCACAGATGCCAGTCTTTGCCGGACGCTTGGTCGATTACCGCAGCCATGTAGGGACCTCCATATTGTTTTTATGTGCTGTAAGCTCGCGAATGCCGTGCAGCGTTCGCGTCATCAATGTTCGAGTATGCTTTGACATTTCATCCGCCATGCGGTCGGCGGCAGCTTCCTTAGCGGCAAGATTGCTGACGACGGCGCCTTCCGCTGTCGAGGCGATAAAATACGCACGTACGTCCGACATTTGGCCGAACCGCCAGCAACGGCGAATGGCTTGGAATAACTGCTCAAAGCTGTCGTTGAGCCCGACAAATACCATATCGGCGCAGCGTTGGAAATTCATGCCCCAACCGGCGATGGACGGCTTACTGACGAGTACACGTACAGTTCCGTTTGCGAAGCCAAGCAATCGCTCTGATTTAAGTTCGGCCGGGTGACTACCCCTAACTTCGACTGCACCCACTATTGCAGTCGTTAGCATTTCGGATTCCAGATTGGAGTTGCACCATACCAACCACGGCCGATCCGGTTGCATGTTAACCAGCGTCGCCGCCGCCCGTACGCGGTCTACTGTGCTGTCGCGCCGCGCTCGCAGACGTTCGGACAGCGTATGTGCAACCGGCAAGTCCGACGGAACTGTTATAAAACGCTTGTGCAACGGCGGCAGGTCGTACCCCGGCTCGTCGTAGCCTAGTTCGTTCGGGTGCCGCAACATCACGGACCACGACGACAGCCAAGCCCAAAATTCCTGCTCTGCGTGGCCCTTAAGGCGCCACTCCGCAACCGGCTTTTTATCATGATTTTTGGCGCTAGTGGCTTTCATTGAACTATTATGAACAAACCACGTCGCCAGCATTTCTTTGGCGCTGCATACGCCTAAAAACTCCGCATGATTGCCAAGTTCAACATAGTCATTTGGCGCGGGTGTTGCCGTACACGGCAGCCGGAATGGAATGTCTCGCGTAAACTCGATCAACTTCGCTCTAGTTTTGCTGTCGTGCGCTTTGATGATACTGGACTCGTCAAGTACGATACCGGCGAAGTCCGCAGGATCAAAATTGTCAATACGATCGTAGTTAGTCACTACGATATTGGACTTGATCGAAGCCCGATCGGGAGCGTATTCGACTGAGTCGATATTAAACTTTTTAGCCTCTTGTACGGTCTGCTGCGCAACAGCCAAGGGCGCTAGGACGAGTATTCGGCGCCAAGTGTCATGCTGAATTTCTTTTGCCCAAGATAGCTGTTGAAACGTCTTACCGAGCCCAGTGCCGGCGAACACGGCGGCGCGGCCTTGCCGCAGCCCCCACGTAACGATGTCGCGTTGAAAAGGGCGCAGTAAGGGTGACAGATCCAAAGTACGAGACAGCCCGACATGAACAGGTAGTGCGGACTTCCTAACTAAAAAATCCTCATAGGTGTCCTGCATCATTTTCGCATCCGTTCGCTCTCGTATCCTTCGCAATCCAATGGCAGCCCCGAAGTCCATGAACGCGGGCGCCGCATAATTTCGCGCATCTGTTGCGACCGTACAGCAGCAACGTCGGCACGTGCAAGACTTAAAATCGAATCATAAACATCTAGGATCAAAACCACGTCGGGCAGCTCGCGCTCTATATCGGCTTCGGCTGCCGTCACAAGATCCCGCGTCATGGACTGACACGCAATTTCGAGCAGGCTACCGCCAAACGCCTTTTGTCGCAGCATGGCGCCGTACTTGGCCCGGAAAAACGCCATTTCACCGCCGTACGTAATGTGTGCGGAGTAGTGCGGCACGGCGCGGCCGGATGGCAACAGCATCCATACGGTGCCGTGGTTGTCTTTCTGGAAAGCGACTTTGCCAGCGGGGAATACACGACCCGGCTGCTCATAGATGGCGAACTTGAAAGCGTCTCGAAGATCATCCCATAAATCTGTTAATTTTGGATTTGCCTGCCGGTAACCGTCGATGTCGGAACGCGCTTTGATTTCATCTACGTTAATCCCACCTTTACGTAGGTGAGCTAAAAAAGTTTTCCAACCTAGTTGATAGTTGCCGCCGAGCGTGACGTTTTTATAGATAGTGTACTCTTTTAGGTGGTTCTTTTTGGTCCAACCTTCGGGCCATCCGCCCATCTTTATCGCGTTGTATATGTACGGATTTTTAGTCTTATCCGCGATCACGTTCAGTCGTTCAGTATCCCCGGCCATCCACATTGCAATCCGATACTCCGCGCCCGATAAGTCGTTATCACAAACCATCCAGTCCGGCGGCGCTACGATCGTGCTTCGCAGGCAATCCGTAAGCGCGATGTTGTTGTATTTAAAGCCGGCTTTAAGACCCTGAATAACGCTATCGATCGTTGGGCGCCCATCTTCCCCGTCGTACTTACCCGACGGCCTCGCGATGTTAAACATATTGGCACCTTCGGACGTGCCGCGCCCTGATCGCGCGCCGAAGTACCGCGTAGCGTCTTTGTAAAAGCCGTTAACGTGGCGATCTAACAAAGCCTGCGCTTTGAGCGGTGCGGAGCCGCCTTCGGATTGCAACAACTCCAAAACAATACGCACGTCGGGGTGCAAATTTTCATCGGCCAATTTTTCAGCGACAATATGCTTTTGTGTACTTTCCAGTCCGGCAGCGCGGTTGCCGCTGTTGCACCACTCAATAATGCGCTGGCGCTGCGATAGTTTCGTTACCGCGTTCTGCGTCAGCTCCATAAGCGTCGCAGTGCTCTCTTGTTCGATTTCTTGTCGGCGCATCGCAATTGCAGTCGCCAGATGTACGTCGATCGGCAAGCCAATTTCGTTCTTTCGCCATGTGCGTTCAAAGATCAGGCGTTCGTCCGGCGTGAGTGGCGGCAACCGGCTATCTAAATCGATAAGACAATCCACATCGCGGTCATTGTATTCTAGCAATTCACGGAACGTCTGTACATCTTCGTTGAATGTACCATCGCGCTGTGGCCGACAAGTTTTCATAACAAGTTCGCGCCCGCGCGGATCTTTACCCCGAATGCCGAGTGTTTTGCATATTTCATCCAAGCCGCCGGGAAGCGCCAACGACTGCGCCCGTGCCATTGTACAATCGATTTTTGAAAGCGGCAGATCGAGAAAAGGATTAACCGCGCGCAAAATACTCACATCAAAATTCGCGTGGTGCGCCACGAATCGGCGGCACTGTCGTACGTCGGCGTACAGGTCCGCGAGCGTGTGCGTGCCTAAGTGCGGATATACAGGGCAGGCGCGTTTTCGTGCGCCACGAAATTGCCAAACAACCGAAGTGATCCCGGTCGAAGGATCTGCGGCGTAGCGCCTTGCGCCGGCCTTTTTAAGATCGCAGCGACTCCGCGTCTCAAAATCGGCGAGCAAGTCGTCAGGGTGCGGCATGGAAAAAGCGGGGGCGCAAAGCCCCCGCAATCCGATTGTTTAGCGCGGTGCGAACGGATTTGTTGGCGGCGGACTAAAAGGGGATGTCGCACTCCCACCGAAACCCGGACCAGTGGGGGCCGGGGCACCCGGGGTCGCAGGGATGCCCGGAGTCGGGGCAAATCCGCCTGCCGGCGGCGTAAAACCCCCTTGCTGGCCAAAACCCTGCGGCTGCGGTGCGAAGCCTCCAGGCGACGGACTGAAGCCCGCCGGACGCAAACCCTGCTGTTCCGCCATCCGCATCAGCTCGGCACCGCTGACAGAGTTCGCGAACACGATTTCCTCGCCCGGCGACGAAAACACAACGGCGTTAAGGTATAGCTTCACGCCGCGCGGATCGTTTTGTTTCACAGCCGCAGTGACGCCGGCCATGACATAATCGCCGGACTTCACGCCGACTTTGTTTGTCAACTTTGTGAGTACGCCGCCGGCTTGCACTATTTCGACATTCGGCGGGTTGCCGCTTGACGCCGAAAACAGCCAATGACCTTTGGCGAACTCAGATGACTTGCCTTCCGGGCTCGGCATGTTGCCGTCAACGACGGGCCACACGAGAATGTGCGGATTGTTCTGGTAGATTTTGCCGCACGCCGCCGAAATGCCCGCGAGTGCTGGTTCTTGGAACCACTGCGCCACGGTTTTCTTAACGAGGAACATGGCGAAGTAGTTGGGCTTTTGCGTCGGCTGCCCTTTGTACGTCGTGCTAGGCGTAAACAAGTGCCGCATGTCCGCAATGCGAGCGTTAAACACTGTTGCAGGTTCGTATTGTCTCTGTGCCATTTTCAGTTCTCCATTTTGCTAAGTTGTCAAATAGTCGCGCTGCGAAGTATAGGCATACGGTTGGCGGAGGTCAAGCGCCTGCGTGCCAGCGTCTTAGATATTCTCTCTTCCGCGCGGCACGCTTATTGATGGCAGTTACGTCTAGTTTAAAGTGCTCAATAATCAATTGAGCGTTAGCTAGTACGTCAGCGATTTCTTCCCACAGCCACTCTCTGTTGTTTTTATTTGTGGTCGGTTCGGTTTCGTCAATTCCTTGGATAACACAGCGTGCGGCAGCGCTGGCGGCTTCTGCGCATTCTTCAATGAATTTTCCAAGGTGCTTCAAATCCACCGGGTTACTCATCGGGTGCCACGGATTAGGCCCGCGCAAGTGGTGTGCGTTGTCCATATCAGTAACTCGCTTTCAATTGCCCTTCGGGCTTGTGCGCCCCGACAGCCGCGTATTGCTTACCAGCCGGCCCCAACTTTTCGGCCTGCGCTGGAGAGATTGGCTTGATGCCCCGTGTACCGAATTGTTCGTACAGAACTTTAGCGGCTTGCTCTTGATCGTTCCAGGCTCGAAAGGCACGAGCGGGCTTCAGCGTAGCTCCCGGCGTCGCGTAACCCAACTTCAGGCGAGTCGTCAGCGCGTCATCATAAACGGCTTTCACGTCGTCAAGCGCGCGGATGATTCGCAGTAGCCGTACAAGTTCTTCACTGGTCAGGCTCTCAGGAGCGCGCGACATGGCGCCCATGACAAAGCCGGCATCGGTCGCCATGGCAGGGCATTGCTGGAACGCATTACACCAACGGCACCACGGGCCGGGGCGCGGTGCGCTGCGATCGGCAATCTGCCGCAACACGCGGTCACGGTGCGCGATCACTTCGCTGCGGTGCGCTACCCATTGTTTGAACGGTGTTTCGTCCAGACCATTCGGTTGAAAAATTACAAGGCGCCACCATTCGGCGTCGCACTCGTTCAGCAATGCAGCGGCGTACGTCAACATTTGTTTATTGTGGTATGCGTCAACGTCCCATTTGCCGAACTTGTAATCCATAATGGTTGCGATGTATGGATGATCGTTGAACAGGTCGGCTGTACCGCCGCATTCGTGCGCCAGCTCTACCGTTAACTCCGTGTACGTGTCGCCGAGTTCTAACTGCCGTACAAAATCGACGCCCAGGGCGATGGCTTCGGCTTTGCTGTCGTTGTCGTCAGGGAACGCGTTTTCTGCGACAGCGAGTGCCAGTAATTCATGGCCGCGCGTGCCTTCGTTCGCCGCCTGTTGCGTCTTTAGCGGCTTTGGTGCTTCCGGTACGCTATTCCGCGCCGAGAAAGAGCATTCGAGCCATGTCGCAGCGGATGACGGTGCAAATATCGCGTGGGCCATTATGCGCGTCTCACGGCGTTAAGTAGCGATTCTCTTTGTGGTTCGGAAAGATCGGCGTACTCATTCGCCCACACTTCGACGGCTTCTAAAATTTCGTCTCTAGTTTCTTTTTCCGCTTGTTCTTCCGCTTCTTGCAATTCCAAGGCGCGGCGGTCTTCAACTTCGTCCGTGTCTGCTAGTCTGTCAACGCAATCCACAACTTGCGGACTTAGACCCATCGCAATTACGTATGTACGCAACTGCGCAATGAAATCGTCCATGGGCATGTTTTGCCAAGCGCGAAGCATTGTACGGACCTTTGAAAGAGTGGTGGGGGCCTGACCAGAACCCCCGATGAACGCCACGCAGTACCTTACGCGTTCATCAATTTCGCGATGTTCTCCAGCCCCGGCACCGCCAGCTTGTGCAGGAAAACAGTCTTGATTTGGTCCATGTTCGCAGCCGACGCTTCCGCACCGCACTGGCCCCGGAACCAATTCAGCACCGCGTCGGCAGGCTGACCGCTGGCGATGGCGCTGTCAATGCGGGTGACGATACGCTGCACGAGGCCGGCAATCACCGGATCGGCTATAGGAGCGCCGGGGAAGCCTTGCGGTGGGGTAAACGCGGCGGTTGGCGGGGGCGCAGGATTGAAGGCAGGCTGCGCTTGCTGAGGCGGCTGTAGAGGAGTCGGGGCCGCCGTCTGGTCGCCGTCGTCGGCATTGCCCCTACCGCTGCGCGGGTTCTTAATCCGCGCCTTGAACTCTTCTTCGCTATCGAACTCGACTGTGATTTTCATATTCCGCTCTCCGTTGGTTTGCGACGTGCCGAAATAGAATGCCGCTTGTATGACAGATTTTCGGGCTACGTCAAGAGCCTTTATCCGTACAAGTCACTTTTGATGTATCACGCCTTGCTTGTCGTACAGTCCAGCAGCCACATATCGCCCATTCGGCGCCCGCTTAAGATACACGGAGTGTACGTCAGGCAACGTTTCATAATTCCATAGAGCCGTCGTGTATCGCGTTGTCAACGTCCAGCCGCCCGAAGGGTTTTTAACCGGCGGGCTGACGACGGGCTGCCAGGGCTCGGCCTCTACAAGCTTGCGAATGTTGACGGCTTCGCTCGCGCCACCGCGCATTTTCAGATCCTTACCGGCCGCCATCGTCACGGTGTTGTCGAAAACGCAGAACGGACAAAGCGGATGCAAGAACGCCGCATACGTTTCTTCGCAGGCTGCGCACGTCTTTATTTCGGATTGCTGTTGATGACAGTGCGGACAGCGCATGCCGTGAAAATGCGGATCGAATTGTTCACCGCAGCTTTTACATTTTGGCGCGCTGCGGTGCAGCGTTTGGCACTTCGGGCACGTCTTGCCGCTTTCCCATGTCTCCCATTCATTCGCGCATACGTCGCACTCCAACAAGCGCCCCGGAGCTGCCATCACTGCGTCAAGTGTACCGTGGCGTTGAATGTTGCCGCCGAAGTCCGAGACGAGACAATTAGCGGCGTACGGTGTTATGCGGGCGCCGCGCCCTAAACTTTGTGCGTACAGCACGGCGGATTTGGTGGCGCGACAGAACGCCATGTAATCGATATCCACGACGTTAAATCCCGTCGTAAACATATTGCACGATACGAGTATTTCAGCGCGTCCGGCTTTGAACGCCTCAACGGCCTTATCTCGCCTGCCTGTGATCGAACGCGAATGCACACCAACAACCGAAGCGTTAAGTTTTTGTAGCTCCGCTTCCATCTTATCGACGTGTTCGATGTTGCAGCAGAACACCAGCACGCGGCGGCGTCCGTACTTTTGCATCACTTCTAAAATGGTTTTTGCGTGGCTTGGCGACAGCTTGATTGCGCGCGGCGCCATTTCGTCCATGTCAAAATCGCCGGCTACAGTCTTCAGCCCTTCGACTTCGATCGTTTCGTCTTCACCGGCGTCTACCGGAACGAGCGGCTTAACATAGCCGTCGCGCAATGCATCTAAAAAAGAGTATTTGAAAACAACCGGCCCAAATGTACGGTTAAGATCGCCAGTCCCGTCTGAACGGAACGGCGTCGCAGTCAATCCGTGGACTTTGGTTTGCGCGAGTTTATCAAATAATCGCCGGTATTGCGACGATTTGGCAGGTGGCGTCCTGTGAACTTCATCCACAAGAATTGCAACAACGTCACGGAAAAGATGTAGTCTGCTGACAATTGTTCCGATGGTTCCAACTGTGACGCGAGCAAAGGCATTAACGCTGATGGACGCCGAGCAGACGCCGGGGGCCACGCCAAGTTGCTTGCAGGCTTCGGCGTTCTGCACTACCAATTCCTTGTTGTGTGCAACTATCAGTACGCGTCCGAATTGACGGTAGTGCAACGCCAGCATCCCAAGCATGGCGCTTTTACCGCCGGCTACCGACACTTCGGCAACTGAAAAACGGCCGTCGTGATTGATAAGCGTCTGCACGCCTTCGGTTTGGTGGAGGCGGGGGGCGAATAGCGGAACTGGCGGTACGGGAAAACCGGCGTGCATAGCTATCGCCAAAATACCAGAAACGGTCGTCGGTTAAAACTAATTCGCAAAATGTGAGTGCGGCCCCAAAAGAGCCACCATGTCCATTTGTTAAGATGCCGGATTTTCATGACACGTTTTCTTTCACAAACTCAATTTCCCGTTCTAAACCAATGCCGATGAAGCCGAGACGTTTAAGCCGTATTTTCAGCAGCACTTCGTCGGAGTAGGTTTTTGGACCGTCGTTAAATTCTTTGACGTGTACGGTGTATGCTTGACGCCAATCTTGCCAGTCATCGTACATTGATGGAAGGGAATTAGGTTCGGTGTTGGGCGCGGTCATGATGAAAGTTTCATTTCCTGCAAAGCGATAAACTTAACAAGTTGTGCATCGGCTATCTGAAATTCAACGCGGATACCGCGTTTTTGCAAGTCCGCAATTTTCTCACAAACCTTGAGCATGGTGCTTTTGATGTCGTTCACTTCTTCAATGACAGACATTTTATTTCCTTTCCAAGTGCCTCAAATCCCGATCCACAGCTTCGCGCAATTTCGTTACCGTCGCGTTAATAACGTCGTCTTTGCTGCCGTAACCGCCCGCGATTGTCAGCGCCACAGCGCCAGCCAAGCCGTCAACGTACGCCGCAACAACAGCTTGACCGGACGGCCGGCTCGTACGGATTGAAAACTGAAACGTTTGCATGTGATGACGTATTGCGTCACGCAACGTAACGCTGGCAGCCGTTTCGATTTTTAACCCATCTTCGGTCATGTGCGTATCTGTACTCTCAATTCTGTACATTGTCAATGCAGTGCATCCATCACAAAGCCGAAATTATCCCATATTTCCACAAAGCCGCCGCGTTCCAGCGATACCCACTGCTCGAAGCTGGGGTAACTTAGAAATACACGGCGCATTCCGGCGCCTTCCGAACGAATGATTACCAGCGACGTACAGGCGGGTATCTTGCTTGTCGCGGCGTGGCACGCGGCCATTGTGTACAGCGATATTGCGCCTAAATCAGAACTCGCAAAGTCGTTTCTTTGCTGCGGCTCTAGGCGTCGCATCACTGCGGATGTGGGCCAGTAGGAAGTCATTTGCTTATCTCCAGTCCTGACTCACTCGCCAGTTTCCAAAGGCGAGACATAATCTGCGGTACAGTCAAGTACGGCACGTTTGGCTGTGGCATAGCTATATCCTGCAACTCAACCGTCGTGCCGTCCGAAAATTTGACTTCCCCGCGCGGTATGAGCTGCCCTCGCTGCGTGTTGGCGATAAAAGCGAACGCCGGATTATTGGAGTGTACCACGATTGCAGTATTCGCGACAGCGTATGCAAAGTCACTTTGCAGTAGCGCAATGGTATCCTCCGCTGATCGTTTCGGCGGGTCCCAAGGGAATGTATCGTCGGCAGCGGTCATGGTGCATACTGCATGGCTGCCTTTATGAATTCTTCCGCTTGCGGCGCGACGATAGCGTTACCGTAGCCCCGCAAAAGTCCCACTCGATTGGCAACCCCATAAGCCAGCGGGAATGCGCTGGGTTCAACTGGCCGCCATTTGTCATCTTTGCATCGGAGCCAGTCAGCAGTTCGCCAGTAGCCGTTAGTCGGGCCGCACCATTCAACGCCGACTTGACGCGGGCTCCTAACGTCATGCTCGTTCCTATATCCACCCCGCGCGTCTTTTGTCTCGCGTTTCGTGCTAATATCTGCTCCGGTTCTTCGTCCGGCTCTGTCGCCATACATGTCGGCCAGCCCGCTAGTTGGTGCGCCAATTCGTTCAGTGCTTTCCCGCGCGGATGCAACCAACGTTCCCGATGGTATTCTTCCGTTGCTTCGTTGCTGCGGTAGTCCCGCGTTGTTGTTGTTGGCCAGCCCGTCAGCATCGTAAAGTCGTCCAAGTTCGATCCGTGACGTGTCGTGTCCGTTGCTCGCGCTGCCTGAGCGCCACCATGGCTGCCGTCTCTGCTCTGCGTCGTAGGCCATCCAGTATAACCGCTGTCGGATATGCGGCGCACCGAAGCTCGCAACGCATTGATCGAGCGCCCCGAAGGCGTAGTCCGTACCTTCCAAGTCAGACTGTACAAGGTCGAGCCAAGCAAGTCCGTCTGGGCTCGCAACTTGCTCACCAAAAACGATGTTAGGGCGGCACTGCTCGATAAGATGGAAAAACGCAGGCCATAGGTGCCGCTCGTCAGTAAACCCCGCTCCTTGGCCTGCCTGGCTGAAAGGCTGGCATGGGCATGAACCGCTCCAGCCGTGACAATCGTCGGACCACCCGGCCCGGCGCATGGCGTAGGACCAGACGCCGATTCCGGCAAAGAAATGGCATTGTGTGTACTTGGCAAGTTCCAAGGGAATAACATCCTCGATGCTTCTTTCGTCAACGTCGCCGGGCGCGATCATGTTCGCGGCAATCAACTTGCGCAGCCATTCGGCTGCGAAAGGGTCTTTTTCGTTGTAGTACGCTACCATGGAAATTCCTTCGGCGGTTCTACAGCAGACGGCAATTCCCAAGGCATCGGCGGCGACTTGTACGGTTCATGCGTTGCGCCGTAGATACAGCGCACGCCATCGGCTTCTTTCTTGCCGCACGCGCACGTACCATCCCACTCGCCGTTTGTATCTAACCCCACGGAAAACTCTCCTTCGGTACTTCGATTGCAAATGGTATTGTTAATTCCTGCCGTACACTACCAGCCGGCGGAAAGATCGTCAAGAACGGATAACCGTACAAGCTCCTAAGATGGCCGCTTTCCACAAGGCTTTTTATGCCGTCCTCGAACATCTTTTTAGCGGCATCCTTGCTGACGACGTAACCGGGCACTTCGCCTTTGACGGCGTGGCCTATCTCGGCTGCCACGCTATCGAATTTGACGATGCTACCAGCGCGTAAAGCGTCCATGCCGACAGCCGTAACGCCGGGCAGCATCGCGGCCAGCTTAAGCACGGCGGACTGTTCTTTGTTCTCTTTAATCATTTCCGAAGTGCGCTTGAAGACGTTAACAGTGGTTGTACGGCCCTTCACGTCTTTGCCGTAGTTTTCCGAAACGATCTTGCCCGTGTAACTCTTGGCCTTCGGCGCCCCGCGCGCCTTGCCGCAATCGACCGATACGAAGTCGTTGCGGCCGCCTGTGACGCGATAGACGAAGCCGGCGTTACCCGACTTGGCGCCGTTGCCTTTCTGCCATGCGTCTTCATTGCCGAGTGGTAAGTGATCGGTGACGAGTACAGCGGCGCCCGTACGCCGCGCCACGCTTTTCAGAATAAACATGGCTTTCAGCACGGCTTCGGTATCGTTGTCGGCAAAGCAAATCCCGGACGCGCCCCAAGTATCCAACGCAATTATATCAACACGCTTATCCATCGCGGCCATGGCCTGAAACTGCGCTACGCATTGTTGCTCGAATGCCATCGGCTCGTTGATGCCACGAATCATGTGAAAGCGCGCCGCCAGCTCCGTTGCATTAGGTTCCTGACGCAGCAGATGCCTCACGCGTCGTTCTGTGCCGTAATCGTCTTCAGCGGCAATCCATAGGACATGACCATTCGTGCGTTCGTTATCGGCATCCAACCATGAAACCCCCCTAAGAAACTGCACCGATAAATCAGTAACAAGCGCGGACTTTCCGGCGCCGCTGTGCCCTGTGAAAAAATGGACTTCGCCGCAGAGTATTCTTTGATAAAACAGCCACGGCAATTCTGCACTGTCGTCCTCCAGTGAAATCTCAAAACCGCTACGCAATGCCAATGTCGGCGCCGCCTGCGCGTCAAACAATCCTTGCAGCATCGTACGGCGCGACATAATCGCTTGCATAATGAGGTTGCCGCGCAACACCGGCAACTGATCTTGCCGGGTTATTTCTTCGCCGAGCGTACGGCCGCCGATTCCTTCGTCCAAGCTGTGCCCGGCTTCGGTAATGGCGTCTTCAATCTCGCGCCGCGTACACATACCGTGCTGTTCGGCGAATTTCAGCACGCCAACAATGGCGAAGATTGTAGATCCGCGTCCTTCGGTTTTGCCTAGCAGCTCATGCTTGAGCATCCCGAGATAACGCGATGCAGCGTCGCGCCCGGCCTGCCATTCATCGTACGTTTGCGGCGCTGCGTATTTTAGTTCGTCCACACTGGCGGTTTCGTGCTCCGCTGCGAAACGTAATGACGTGCCGGCTCGCAACGGGACTTCGGATAAGACCGTTTGCAGTTGTTCTGTCGTCAGTCGCGGCCAGTCACTTTGCCAATTCTCCCACTGATAGTTTTGGCCGGTATCTTTATGCGGGCCAAAAGCGATAAATTGGCCGCCCATGATTTGTAAATGCTCACCGTTTGCGAATGTAAACGTACGGCCACGTACGGGCGCATCGATGAGATAAAAAGGGATTAGAAAACGGTTTGGTCTGCCTCGTCTAATAGGAACGTTCGGACCAAGCACTGAGCGAAAAGCGTCTAGTAGTCTTGGAGATAGAGTTGGGTCCGATACATCAACGTCGAAAGCAGTTAATCCGTTATCGCCGCAGCGCAGTCCTACGCTGCCGGCGCCGGGGTGCGCAATCGGGTGCGTCCACAGGTCCCAGCCAGCGCCGATCGGCGCTTTGCTGTTCCGGGCGATGGCGAGGGGGAAAAGGCCGCGCGCAATGGCGGCATCCCAAAAGGATTGTATGTCGTACGCGGTTGTGCTAGTGGGGGCAAGCATCGCAGGCCCTAGCTGTGGTGCGCTTCTAGCCTCGGAACGGAGTCGAGCCCGTTCCGGGGTTTTTCTTTTTATGCTTGCGTCATGGGGTTGTCAAATTTCCTGCCAATTAAAGCAAACACCGCCGCACTCGCGCATCTGGAACCACCAAGAATAAATGTTCTCTAGCGTCATGGGGTATCGTTCAAAATACGGTTTCACAGCGTTCCCGTCACAACCCGAAACATGACGTACGCGAAAAACGCGGTGACGATAAGCAACGCACTGCCGACGACAATGCGCGCTGTACGTACACCGAAGGCGAATGTGATGGCGGCAACGATCGCGAAAATACCGATCGCACCGCCATGTTTGTGGTGGCCGTAGCTCATTGGTCATCTTCCCATTGCTGCTTTAGATCATTAATCGCGTCTTGCTCGGTGCGACCGTAGCCGATGTAACAGCCGGGTTCGTAGTTATCGAAAACTGCGGACCAATCAAATTGACGCTGCGAGATTGGCGGATAGACAAACTCTGTGATGATTTTGTTCATATCACACAACCTCTCGCTCGAACTGCGCCCACCACTGAACCGAACGGCCGTACCGCAGCGCCTCGACCATATCGGTACAGGCTATGTCGAATTCCTCGCCACTGCAAGCAATCGCCAGTTTGCGCGCGGCTTCCTGCACCAGTTCGTTGTCGGTTTTGATTCGGCTAATCATGTCGCTCTCCAGCGGTTCGCGTTATCGATGTACGTACATGTACGCCTACTAAAGTGGGCTGTCAACACTCCCAAGGCATTTTTTGCGCTTTATTTTGGGTGAGCCATTTTTGCAACAGTTCTTCGCCGGGTTGCGCAAGCGCGGCGTTTATCCTTCTTGTGGATTCCGCCATGGTCAGGGGCTCGGGTGGCAATTTGTACGTCTGTACAGGCTTGGGAACGACTGGCATTGCAGGTTGCTCGATCACAGCCTGCGTACCGCGCAACTCTTTTAATTGTGCGTACAGCCCTTCAAGTTCCTCTTTCATGGTGGCGTTGGCCGAACGCAAGGATTCCAGCTCAGACATGCCGACTGCGATTTCGACAGGCGATTGGTTGCCGTAGTTTTTCTGTACGGCTGCCGCAGGCTGCACAACAGATGCCGCGACCGCAGGCGCAACTTCGGCTTTGCGTACCGCGTACGCCTCAGGGCCAGCTTTCAACGCCAGCCGGCATTTCTTGCAACGCCGCAGCGCCAAGCCATGATTGGTCGCTTTGCCCTCCAGCGCTTTCGTGGTCACGTCCAGCACGATCGTTTCCGTACACGTCGGGCACGGCCTTGTGAGCCGGTGTGCGTGCCGGAACTGGCCTTGAAACCACTTATTAACCGGCTTGTCATACGTCCAGCCGGCAAGCAAGCCGGCAGCCCAGTCAAGCTTTGTCGGGTCAAAATTGGTCATGTGTTGCCTCTTTGGGTTAAATAGGTTGCATAGATGGATTACATGGATTAGTGACGTGGCTTGGTTAGATAGATTACATAGATTATCCGTGTGGTCAAGTCGTTTGGTAATACCCAGCGCCGCTAAAGGATCGGTGGTGTGCGGGAGAGCGCTTGACAGCCCCGCACCCGATGCGGCAAAGTGGATGTAAGAATTTGGACAGTTACTATGAGTAACCTAGTCACTTTAAGTAACCACCCACGGCTGCCCGAGTTGGCTGTACGTATGGCTGCGCTGCATCAAAGCCGGATAAACGCGCTCGTACGGATGAAAAGCCCGATTCTCACTACGGCATGCCGCCAAGCCGGATTGCCGCTCGAACTGGCGGAAACATGCGGCGGATTGCTTGCAAGCGTCGTGGATGACTTGGTGACGATCGGCCGGCTGCGGCGTACGGATTTTGAGCGTACAAAGCGCAAGCAACGCGTTCTGGCGGCTGCTGACGAGCCTGCAGCATCGGCCTTACGACTTGCCATCGTTGCGTCGCCGGTCAATGGGCGAGCGGCTGTGGCTCATTGGGACGCCATTTGCGAGGGTTACGAGCTGGGCAAGCTGGCGTGGCTTTTGGGCATGGACACCGAGACGAGCTGGGGTTATGGTCGCCGGATGGAAAAGCGGAATAATCGTAATTAGGTGTTGACAGGGTTTTGGCGTGTGCTAGTGTACGTACATCGAAACCCGAACCGCTGGAGAGCGCAGATGGTCAAAACCCGCAAACTAACCCCGAAGCAAGAAGCCGAGATCACTAGCCGCAATTGGGGTTACTGGGACGGCGTTGCCGATCGCGCGCATCAGCGCATGGCGAAGTGGTATCGCGGCGCTCACAAGACATACGGCCATTTCAACGCCGCTTACGCGGAAGGCTACAATCTCGGCATCTTCGCTGGGGACCCGCCGCCCTACGCTTTGACTGGCGAGGCTTGACACCCGCTAAAACCACCCGTACACTTCCGCCATCTTAACGCTGGAGAGCGACATGAACACGAACCTTCCCGCCCTTGAAATAGTTTACGACACGCTGCAAACCGCGCTGGCGCAGTTGCGGGCTATTAACGCCGACGCTATTGAAAGCGCCAATCTCGTACCGATGGTCAAAGCCGTACAGGCGATCGGTGCATTCCAAGCTGCCATTGACGCACAAATCCAAGCGCGTGCGATCGGCAATGGCGAATTGATTCCTGGTGTTGTTGTGAAGGACAGCGTTGTACATCGCCGATGGTCAGATCCCGAAGTTGCAGTGCAGCTCGCGCAAGAGACGTTTGGTGACAAGGCTTTCAAACGTGAATTGCTGTCGCCGGCACAAATGGAAAAGTTGGGCGACGAAGGCAAGTCGTTTGTTGCTGTGGCTTCGTTCAAGCCGGAAGCTGGCAAGCGAGTGGTGTACTGACATGCGTATGTTCGGGGTATTCAAAGGCGCGACTATGTTTGAAGCGTGGATTTGGCGTTTCTACATTCGCGTTCCGTATTGGAAATATTTGCGCGTTGGCTGCCGACCGCATGTTGGTTTTGATTGGGGTGGAGACGAATGACCCGCTACCATCGCAAATGGGATCGACGCGGCAGGCTGCTCAACGCCGTACAAAAATTGCTGGCCGGCATAATCATTGCCAGCGATAACAGCGTGTCACTAAGTTTACGGCCACGTACGCGCGAAGCGGAGCGCCTGTACGTGCGTTCCAAATCGATGGTCGCCAGGATAAAGCGGGAGTTGAGCAATGGCTGATGATTGCGGTGATGAGTTAGCGAATCGGCGCACCATCATTGCTAAGATTGCGCGGTTACGAACACGCTTGAAAAACATGGCGATGGACGCTAACGTGCGCGCAATCCTACTTGGCTTTCTGGATTTGCTGGAGGATGAACTGTGAGTGAGGCATGGGCTTGGATTGGCTTAGGTCTTTTTGCTGCGCTTGCGGTGACGCTCCCAACCGTGTTTCTTCATTTGCTTGTGCTGTACGGAGGTTGACGTGAGTTGGATTATCACCGTGCTCGCAATCTTTTTCCTCTGGCGATGGCTACGCGAGAAAATAAACAACAAACCGTGGCCGGACTTTTATCACGACTGGAACGGATGGAGCTGGTGAGGGGAATAGTTGTACATGACCGAGTATGTAAATAAGCTGTACAAGCCGACGGAATTAATTGCCGCGCAGCAGGCACTAATGCACAACGGATTTCACGACTTCGATCCGAACGACGCCTCCGCGATAATCATCGCGCTTCATAAACTTGGCTTTCGCATTGTGCAATGGAAACCACGGCCATGAACCTTCAGGAATTCGCCGCGCTTAAAGTCGGCGACAAGATCAAAAACCACGCTGTCGGCGGTACAGGCCATGGCGAGGTTGTGGAAACAACTCCCAGCGGCGTGCGTATCGTGTGGGGATCGCGCTCTGATCGCGAGACAAAATTCTTTTACAGTGTCGTCGGTACGGCTTGGATGCCATGGAGCAAAGCGTGATGGGCAGCAAACGGGGCGCCGAATGGACTAAAGAACGCACGGCGCTGCTTACAAAACTTTGGCTGGAAAAGCGGTCGGCCAGTCGGATAGCTGCCGAGCTGGGCGGCACTACGCGCAATGCGGTCATTGGGAAATTAAGTCGGCTGGGACTTTTAGAAAGAGTCCCATTGCGGATTCCGTACGCTGGAACACCGTACAGACCTCTGCCGCCTAATCCGCCTACTGTGTCAATATTGCCGATGACGCCCAACGGCTCCGACATTCCAACCGCACAACGTCGTACGTTATTGCAGCTTACCAGCGGCGTTTGTAAATGGCCGTTTGGCGAAGTCGGCAGTGCTGATTTCTTTTTCTGCGGCGGCACAATGGACGGTAAGCCGTACTGCGCGAGGCATTGTCGAGTCGCTTATCGGGCTTGACATCCGTACAGTGGGTAGTGCAAAATACGAGTGCGTTAACCCCGAACCAAAGGAGGCGCTGACCGTGAAACCAATCATCACGACCATCAAAACTTTGAAAAACTGATACGTCGGCGCCGGCTGAAATAAGCTGGACAGCTCGCGGCACCTGCGGGCTTTGTAGCCAAGTGGTGCGGCAGGTCGGATAGACGGCCACCCCTATAAGTGACAAAGCCGCCCTAACTGTGCTACTGTTCCGCAATTCACTTGCGGAGCGGTCAAAATGTCTGACGTATTCGGCGGCGGCTTGGATTCTCAGTCGGGTGCGCCGGTCTATAACGGTGACGGTAGCGGCGCGCTGCCGGATCCGTCACCGGCCGATATGCAAGCTCAGGCACCTGCGCCGCAGCCACAGAGCAGCGGGCCGACGTTCGGCAGTTCGCTGCGAAACTTACTACCGGGGCCAAACTACACCGCACCGGACCCAGCAGCATCGGCGTTGGATCAGACAGCCGGATTGCTTCAGCAGCGGATAGCTCGCGCTGGTCAAGTTTCAACTAGCTTTCTTGGGCAGCTTTTTGCACCCGAAAAAGTTGCGGCTGCACGCGATGCCATGCCTCAACTGACTCAGCAATTGCAGCAAGTGAAACAGCAGCAGGCGACAATTCAAGCCAACCTCGCACGCGCTAAAACGCTTAGTTTGACGCCGGACGAAGTTCCGCCTAACGCAACGCAAGACGACATGATCGCGATTGCAACTAACAAAGCACTTAAAGGCGACCCTTTTATACTTCAGGCTATCGGGGCCGTTGCTCCCGACAAAGCGGCGGCGATAGCGCCGCAGGTTTATGCGGCGATCGGCGGTCATTTGGACAATGCACAAACCGCTTTCGACAGTCTCTCGGGCATGGAGAACGAAGGACAGTACCAAGCCAAGATCAAACAACTGCGTACGGATGGTATGCTAACCGATCTTGAAAGCGCCGGCCTGAAACTGCCGCCGACGTTCGATGCGTTCAAGGCTGCGGCGCCGGCCGAAGCGATGGCACTTCGGAACGCGCGTGCTGCTCTTAATGCGCAAGGGCAGGCAATTGAACAGCGCAACACGTACGTTCCAATGGAAACGAAGGAGCAGGAAACGTATAAGGGCGCGTTGAAAACTGTGTACGGCGATGAGCTGAATTTAGGGCCGTGGTCGCGCAATGGTGCGTCGGGGACGCGCGGCCAGCTCGCGAACGGCATCGCCACAGTAGATGATTACGGCAAAACAGGCGGCGGTGCCACGGCGGAACAGCGCAAGGCGATAGGGGAGGATTTTAAGAACGCTGCACCGCCGGCAGACATTGAAAAGTACCGGGGTTTTAATCGCATTTACGACATAGCGACGAAGGATGCGAAGGGCAATCCATTGCCGTCTGATAAGATCAATACTAATCCGAACGTACAGCAAGGCGTCGCGGAAGGCTTGGCGTCTATGTTGCGTGGCGGCCGAGCTAGCGCCAACGTCGGCTTGTTGAATATCGAAACGGCCAAGCGTGGCGTTATGCAAGCCATGTTTGATAAAATTCAAAGCGGCTACGCTGGTACGTTGAACACGTTGACGGGGGACGATGTACGTCCGTACCTGACCGGAATTTCGCAAGCCCAAATTCGTGAAGTCATGGACGGTTTGAAACAATGGAACGATAGCAGCATCGGCGACCGTGCAACTGGAATTGCGAGGCGTGCGGGTGCGCTCGGCATGGACGCGTCGGCTTTAGGACTCGGGCAGGACGAAGCCAACGGCGTGATTAACGACGCAATTGAGCAAGGGCGTCAAGCGCAAGTCGAGCGCATGCGCCCGTACTTTCAGCCGATCGGCGCAGGCAATGGTGTGCTGCAGCTCGGCGCGCAGCGTCCCGGCGCGGGGCCAATCAGTCTGCCCCCCGGTTCACAGCCGGCTAATCAGATTCCAGGCGCACAACCCCTATTGACACCCGTACAGCAGGCGAGGCAGAATACGAATGCATCGCCTTCGGGCGGTGTTGCCCCTCCAGCCCCGCCCGCCCCGCAGCCGCCGAACAGCAACGGGGCGGGCACCTCACCGGCACCACAGCAGCCCGTCACAGTTGCGGGCCAGCAAGTCGCCATGGCGTTGCCGCCGGGCGCGTCGCCTGCGTATGTCGCTTCGCTGCAGCGTATCGAAACTGGCAACGAGCGCAATCCATGGACTGCGAAGGCTGACAGTACGAGCGCGGGTGGCGCGTATCAGTTCATAAAATCGACTTGGGATGCAAACAAACCGCCCGGCGCTCCCGCTCAAGCTAAAGATGCTACGCCGGCACAGCAAACAGCGGCGCTTGAAAAACTTACAAGTACGAACGCGACGGCGTTGCAAACTGCCGGCATCCCAGTCAACGATACATCGCTGTACGTTGCGCATAATCTTGGTGTGAATGGCGCGGCGTCGTTATTGAAAGCAAATCCTAACGCCGACGCGCGTACAGTTGTTGGTGAAGCAGCCGCGCGTAACAACCCAACGTTTTTCAGAGGGCGCCCAACTGTTGCGACCGTTTTAGGGCGCTATCAGGCAAACGTGGCGCAAGACGTTTCCGACAGCGTGCCGCGTCGTGCTGCGCCGCTGCCCGGTGCTGAACCGGCGATGGGTAATCCGATGGACGACCCCGCCACGATGGCGTGGAACCATTTGACGCCGGCACAGCAAGAGCAAGGACGACAAGGCGGCATTGATATGCTTGCCGGCGCCGCGCCCGCTGCACTTTCAACGGGAGGCGCGCTTGTTGGTTTGCTTGGCGGTCCTCCTGGTGCTGTTGCCGGCGGCGCTGTCGGCGGTGCGGCCGGTACGGTGCTCAAAAACTATCTGAGAGGCAAGCCGCAGGGCGCAATCGAGACCACCGAACAAGCGGCACTTGGCGGTGCGCTCGGTGTTGCATCGGCTGCGCGCCCTATTTTAGCGGCAGCGGGCCGTGTAGTCGGCAGCGGCGCTATCGAAGCTGGTACGGAAGCGGCGCGTGGTGGCAGCGGTCCCGATGTGGTTGACGCGGGCTTGCGCGGCGCTGCCGAGGGGGCTGGTGGTGAAGCATTTGGCCGTGCGCTTGGCATGGCGGGGCACAAAGTTTTCAGCTTATTCGCGCCTGACGCCAAGGTAGCCGTACAAGATGCCGCAAAAACGTACGCAGAAACTTCGCAAGTTTTGAAAACTGAACCGAACCGCCTCCTAGGCGTTGGCGGTGCTGTCGGCGGCCCAAATCCGAAGTATTTGGCTGCCGAACAGGCACACGGCGAGGCCGAAACGAAATTAAAAGACGCGGGTTTGGACCCGGAAGAAGCCGCGTACGCGCACACTGTCAGTTCTCAAGGCGTGCCATTGCAAGAAGCGCAAGTAAACAAACCGAGGGCGCTTGAAAAAGAGGCTGTTGGTAAAGGATACCAGCAGCTAGAGGCCGAAGTTGCGTCTAAAGGTGTCGGCGCGGTGAAAGCCACGCCAAAATTGGCTGATGGCCCTATGGCTGCCGTAGCAAATAAGCAGGTTTCCGCCGCGCATGCCGAACTCGCGGAGCGTACAGAAATGGCAATCACGGCGCCGGCTGCGAATTGGCAGGAAAAATGGAACCAACTGAAAGATGCGCGTTCCAATCTGTTACAGGCTGAACGTGACGCGCTTGGCAGCACTGCGACCGGCAAGACGCAGACGGCAGCGGATATGCGGACGCTGGCCGATACTGTGCGTACGCAGCAAGCAAAGGCCGCTAATTACGTTTTTGGTCCGACACAGGGGCCACAAGTCATGCAACGGCTTAACGCACTCGATGTACGTTACCGGCGTTTGATGGATGCCACAAACGGTGGTGATCTTGCGTCGGCGGCGCGGTTGAAAGGTCAGGAAGGGCGCGACGCCGATCAGCGTTTCAAAGCGTTTGCCGCAAATGATCCGACTGCGATAGCGGCCTGGAACGCAATGCGTCAAGCTGGTCCTAATTACGAGAAAGGCGTTCTCAATCTTGTTGCTGCGGAGCGCATTCCTTATCTAGGCAAGGTGTACAGCGGCGTTAAATTGCTGGGCAGTCTTAACCGATGGATGCAGGAACGCGCGGCTGGCAGCCCTGCGAAGTTCTCTGATATTCTGGGTGCAATGCCGGACAGCGGTGCTCGTACAGCTCGCGATGTTGCTGGTACGGTAGCGCAACGCGGCGCCGTACAGGGCGTTGGGGCCTCGCCGTAGGCGTATAAAAGTTGAACAAATAAATGTTCCCGTGGCTCTACGCACAAAAGCCCAAAACAACAACGCCGCGTGAAATCATGTTGGAGCGGTTACGGGAAGGCGTGCCGCCGGAATTGGCCTCGCGGGCCGCCGGTATTGATTGGAGCGGAGTAAAAAACGACCCTGAAATCGACAAGGCGCTTGCCGAAGGTGAAATTTTGCTATTCGAGCGGGCGCGCGATAGCGGCGTTACCGGCGTTGTACGTGCGGCGTTAAGAAATGAAACTAAATCTTGGGTCCCCAAAGCTGAAGCGCAATTAGGTCTGAGTCTTGAAGATTACCTTCGTGATTGACGGGCTTTGGCAACTCGCGTTTCAAGAAGTCGGGTATTTCGTCGTAGTCCGGTTCTTGTATTGGTAGTTTTTCCCAAGGGTGCGTCATTTAGTTGAATTCCAGTTGAAAGCGGCGCCCTAAAACAACTTTCCAATGTCGCAGCGTGTATGCTGGCTTATCTGTGTTCTCCTCCACAAAGCCGCCATACGGATATTTTTCTAGCGTCGCGAGCAGTTCGCCTGTTTCTGTGCTGTGGATATAACGAAACGGGCCGTCTTTCAGCACGTCAAATTTAGCCATCTGTCACTCTCCATCGTCGTACGTACATGTACAGTAACATGTTTACAAGTTCGTGTCAACACCTCTATATGTATGACACGTCAGAGGTCGCAATAACTAGCCCTTGCGGTATGACGTTTTCTTCGCTAGCCTACCATTCACTGATTTTAACGCACCAAATCGAGAGGCACTCCGATGGTGAATATCGTAAACGCTGGCACGCTAGGGGGAGGGTTTCGGGCGTATTCCGGACTCCTACCTGTGATGCCCGGCGGCGGCGGTCCCCAAGCACAAGCGACCGTCCGCTATTTTCACATTCCGTCTGCCAATGCGGCAGCGATTTTCCGGGGCGATATTGTCGTTTGGGCATCGGGCGCGATCGGTACGCCCGGTGCAGCCGACATGCCGTACAACATTTCAGCGCCTTCCGCGTCGGTTGTCGTTGGCGGGGGCGGCGGTTCGGGGCTCGGTAACGCGTCCATGGACCCAAACATCACCCGATGGGTGCCCGGCGACACCACCAGCGTCATTGCGGGTATCGTTGTCGGTTTTGGTCCGATCACGCTCTATCAAGCAAAGAACGGTTTTCAGTACGCGCCGGCTTCAACTGAATGCTGGGCCGCCGTTGAAACCAGCCCCGGCGTCGAAATGGACATTACGATGCCGACTGTGCCGGCTACTGCGTTCAATCTGATTCTTGGGGAAGGCATCGACGTGAAAGCGAATGCCGCCCAACAGTCTACGCGCTTCGGCATTTCCGGCGTGTCACTTGATCCCGCGACGTTCCAAACCACGTCAACACTGCCGCTTCGTTTGCTCAATTCGGGCGACCAGATCGGCAATGATCCGACTTCCGCCGGTTTTGTCGCACGGGTGATTTTCAACACCAGTCGGCATTACAGAGGCGGCGGCGCGTTCATCGCCGACTAATTGTACGTAGCGCGCAAACACAGGAACGAAGGGAACACCAAAATGAAGCTCACTTTTCGCGCTGCGTTGACTGCGTTGTTGGTCGCGCTGGCGTCACTCTCAGCCAAAGCGCAGACCGTCGTACAGGTTCCTACCGTCGTGGCCGCACGTACCGTAGTTGACTTGGGTAACGGGCCAACTGAGATCCGTACGCTTCAAGGCAACATGGGGCTGTTTACGTCGCAGGGTTCCGGCGTCGGTAGTACGTCGGGTTCGTCAACCACGCTTACACTAACGGCGACCGCCGCAGCCAATCCGCCGTGCGTTGGCTGTATCATTTCCGGCACCGGCATTACGTCGGGTACGACTGTTGCTGCGTTTAACGGAACAACTGGCATCACGCTTTCGGCTGCGATGACCGTAGCATCGTCCACGGCGCTCGCGTGGGGCCAAGCATGTCCGTCCGCGCCACCTTCGGCGCCGCTCGCGTTGGTTCAAGCGGCAGTTGGTTCCGATTTTCCGATGTATACGCAGGCGCGCGTGTGCGCGTACGGTGGAAATGGCCCCGGCGCGCTGCTCACGCAATTTGCTATCGGGGCGCATTAATTCTAGTCGGTAAAGGGGCCGAATCCGATGGTCGCCAATCCTAGGAACGATCAGCCCCGCAGCTATCAATCTTGGAGTGGTATTTCTGCGACGCCAAATGATTTCAATTTGGACGCTGGCAGATACGGACTGACTATAGCTGGCGGTGGTTTTACAAGCTACCAGCTCCAAAGATTGTTGCCTGACGGTGCGACGTACGCGCCTGCCATGCCGGTAACTGCTGCGGCTGGTTACACAGTTCTTGACTTGCCGGCGGGCCAGTACAGTTTAGCTGTGGTCGCTACCGCGCTGTCCGGCGTGATTGAAAAAATCGACACGGGGCGCGCACGATGAAGAAATTTTTGCTATTTGTTTTGTTGGCGCTCAACGTTCTTTCTGCGCCTGCGGATGCACAGCAAGTACCGAAAGCCTTGATTTTATCTTCGTGCGGTACTGCGTCGGGCTACGTTGCGCAGTTTTACGGTATCCTTACGATGGATACGACGGGGAAGCTATGCATCAACGCCACGGTCACGGCGACGGCAACCACAAGTTATACCGCCGCAAGCACGCTCCCGACTCTAAGCGCCGGTGCCGGCGCAGCCGGATATGAAAGCCTAGGGGGCGCTCCATACTCGCAACCCGTATTCGGCAGCGCCTCTGGTGGCGGCACGCAAGTCGATGCCACGCACGGCCTGCCCGTCAATTGCATTGTCGGATGCGCGGCGGGCACCGGAGCAAATAACGCCGATAGCGTCGCGGCGGTATCGACAGGATTAGGCCCCGTACAATCGTATCCGTTTCTGTGGAATGGCACGACGTTCGATCGCTGGTACGGCGATAAGACGAATGGGGCGTTTGTTAACGTAAAAACGCTACCTCCCGGCGCCGCGACCTCAGCACTACAGGCTACCAATACCGCGACGACAGCTCACACCTGCTCGGTGGTCGGATACTCGATATTGGGCTGCATTGGCCAGATGGACGACGATATTAAAGGCGCGGTGCCTTGGTTGACTGCGACCGCTTGGAACACGAATACTTATACGACCGGCACGACAAATCCGGGGAACGCCGATCTTCACGGCGCCCCATGGGTTGATATCGGCGCGATCAATGGCGTCGCTGCTCTTGCCGGCGCGGGCGCAACCGGCACCGGATCACCCCGCGTAACAGCGGCGCAGGATACGACAACAATTGCCGGCTCGGCACCGGGAACGGCGGGAACGCCATCGGCCAATGTCGTGAGCGTGCAGGGCGAAACGTCGATGACGCCGGTCGCCGTCTCTGGCGCAGTCAATGTCACACCGACCGATTGCTCTACTACGATCACGTCGGGGGGGACGGCGCAGAATATCATTTCAGCGGCGGCGACCGTTCATGGTTTTACGATAGCCAACATTGACACGGGGCATAATGCCGAGCCGATTTGGATTTCATTCACCACAACGGCGGCGGCATCAACCGCAGCGTCCTATCCGCTTTCCGCGCCAACGGCGACGACGTTTGCGGGCCTCGCGAGTTACACGACACCGCTAGGATTTGGGGCTAATCACGCTGTTTCGGTCATTGCTGCGACAACCGGGCATATCATTTCGTGCACGCAGTGGTGACGGTCATGCACCGCGTTATTATCCTCGCGCTTCTGCTGATCCTCCATCCCGCGCTCGCCCTTGCGCAGTTTCCGGGCGGCGGAACAGTCTCGCCGTGCAGCGGGGACCTCAATACATCGTGTCAAGTCACGAATCTGCATACCGGCGTCAGCCGCGTCCTTTGCTCGATTCGAGCCGCTAATTTCAATGTCACGACCGATCAGTCTTGCGTAATCCCAGCCTCGATCACGGCATGGGTTCCAACCTCGATCTTGGTAACCAATTGCTCCGGTACGTTCACCTTGGCTGCGGGGGGCGTTTACCCGACGACAAGCAAGGGTGGAACGGCACTGGTTGCTGCCGCTCAAGTCTATACGGCATTGACCGGCGCAACTGTCATTTTGGGACTGACCCTCGCGGCCAATATTGCAACGACGCGGCAAACGGTCAATGCGGTTTACCTGTCGCTGACAACCGGAACCGGGGGCGCCGCGACCTGCGACTTCTATGTTATTGGAACCGATCTCACATGATATGGCGGTTGGCTCTTGCGGCAATCCTGACGGCTGCGCTTTCTCTATTCGCGCTTAGTACGCCCCACGCGCAATTCAATGGTTGCCCGGCAGGCTTTTGTAATCCGCCAAGTGCATCGGCGCCAGCGAGTTATACTGGCCCACTGGATATCGTCAGTTCCAACGTCGTCGGCTGCTGGGCGCTGCGAGCGTGCAGCGCGGCGGCGCGCGGCACGGCGGCGATCAATGCTTGCAATCTTGGTGATGCCGCGTGCGCGGACGTTCTCACCGACGCCTCGACCGGGCAATTGCCTGCCGGGGTGCTGACTATCGGCGGCACGCCCTGCACGGTTACGGTATCGTCTGGAACTTACAGCAGCGTGACGGGCGGCGTGGTGCTGACAACCGCGACCAGCAGCGGGCTCGCAAGCGGCAATTCGTTCGCGGAAATCTTGACGGGAACCGGCAGTATTAGTTCTCTTAATAACCAATTTGTAGCGATAGCCGGGACAACCGGCACAACCATCACTTTCACGGCTGCATCCGGGTTGACACTCACCATTACGGGCGGGGTGGTTTCGTTCTGCACAGGCAAAATTATCTACGATCAGAGCGGTGCCCTCGCCTGCGGCGGTTCAACAGCTTGCAATCTGGTCCAGGCAACGATTGCCTCTAGGAGTATCCTGCAAGCGAATTGCATCAATACGACGTTTCGCTGCTTGAGCATCACAGGCGGCGAAGGTTATAACTCGGCGAACAGCTTGCCGACGATCACGCAGCCCTACACGCAGTCGCTTGTCGCCTATACCGATGCGACCAATTCTCACAGCAACACCATATTCAGCAGTAGTGCGGGGGGCGATCTGTTCGGGTTACACGCCAACAACAATGCACAGGGAGCTATCTTCAACGGCGCTTATGGCACCTGGACCGCGAACGACAACGCATGGAACGCCATGGGTGTGGTCGGCAACGCCGCCTCGTCGATCTACAACAACAACGGAACGGCCGGCACGCCGTCCGGCAATCCGGGAACTACCCCTCCATCCGGCACGATGCAGATGGGCTATTATACCGGCGCGCCAACGCTCAATTTTAATGGTTTCTTTGTCGAGGGTGTCTTTTGGAAAGCAGGAAACTCGGCGACACAACTTAACAACGTTGTCAGCAACCAGCGCGGCTCGGCCAACGCCGGGTGGAATTTCTGACAATGCGAGCATGGAAAGTCGCTTTCGTTCTGCTGGTCGTACTGCTGAACGGAAGTTGGGTGCATGGCGTCGCGTTCGGTCCCGGATTCCCCGGTTTCCTGCCGACGTGTAGTTCGACCTACGCGGTTAAAAATCTAGTCTTGCAGTCGCAGTCGTTCACGACCTCACCGTGGACGTTGTTCAGCGCGGGAGGCGCCTCCAATCCGACGGTGACGGCCAACACGGCGGTTGCGCCGGATTCAACGATGACCGCCTCGACGCTGGCGCTGCCAGCCGTGACCTCTGGGCAGTCGTCGATCCTCTATCAGTCAGTATCATTTAGTGGCAATCAGCCTTACGTCACCGACATCTATATCAAGGGTGTGGTCGGCGGCGAGACATTGTGGTTCGGCATCGAGATCGGCGGCGGGACCGGCTACGTAACGCAAAAAATTGTCGCGGCGACTTCGTGGCAACGCATTCCGGTGCCGTTCGTTTCCGCCAATACCACGCTGCTAGTTCAGATTGGCGTCGATACGCGTGGTTCGTCTGGGCAGACCGGGCAAAGTGCCCAATCGGTCTATATCTGGGGCGCGCAGGCAATCGCCAATCAGGTTGAGCGCAACTATGTTCCGACCACAACCTCGACCGTCACGCAGCAGCAGACGGTGAACTGCCCGCCGGGCATCGCCTTCCGGGATTGGACGGCGCTGCAAGCTGGCTACCCCGGCACGACCACGGTGCCACAAGGGGCCGGCGCGCAGTGGAACGCGGGTGCCCAGGGCGCGGCCTTCAACACCGGCATCGTCATCGGCGGCGTGACCTATGCGCCGACCTATGCGGCGCCGACGCCTTATCCCTCGTCGAAGAACTTCGCAATCGGGATGCTATCCTCGACCAATTACGCAGGGGCATGGTCCCAGGCCTGCACCAATCCGATCATCCCGCTCGGCGGGGACATCCAGACCTATGCGATCACGCCGAACATGATCCTACAAGTCGGTTCGTCGCCGGCGAAGTATCTGCTCTATTTCAGTGCACAATCTACCACCTATGGCATTCAGGAAATTTATCTATTCACGTCAAGCGATCCTTCAAATTGCAGCGGTTGGACGGCCTATTCGTCGTTGCCTGTTCTCATCGGTGGTCCCGAGGCTAATGGCGCGTCCGTATCCCTGCCGTGCGTCGTGTACATCGGTGGTCAATATTTGATGTATGTCACGACGGCCCTTTCCGGCGGTGAGGGAATTTTCTACTACACATCGCCAAACGGCCTGCCGCCCTGGACCTATGGCGGTCAGGCATTAATGATAGACGCGAACGATTGGGATACTGGCGGCGCTGTCGAAGAGGATGCTTTTGTAAATCTGAATAAGCATGGCTTCTATGAAATGACCTATGCCGGCGATGTCAACCCGACGCAGAGTATTGGTTACGCGATTTCTCAGGACGGGAAAATCTGGTTCAAATATCAACCTGCGGCTATCCTTCCGGGCAGTGGTGGATCGGCGCTCTTGGGCGACTCGAACATGATCGAGGTGGGCAATAGCCTATATTTCAGCTATGATACCTCGACCAATTCCAGCCCCTACACATCAAGCGGGGCAGTTATCGTCATACCGGATCATTGACCATGAACAGCATCATCATCGCCGCCGACATCCTGGCCCTGATCGTGGCGATCTACGCCGTGATGCTGGGCAGCAACGCGCCAAATCCTTACACGGAGACGGATACGTGGAGGGATCATGAGATCGAACGACAATAGCCCGGTGGGGCTGGCGAAGGTGGCGTGAGGACGGACCACAGAGCCAAAAAGGAATTAAGAAATGACGCGAATAATGCTGATTGTCCTGCTTTGGACGGTATCGTTGGCAGTTCTTCCGGCGCTGTGTTACTGTGCGCCCGAACTTTTATGGCATGACTGATGCGCAGGTTTTTGCTCACCTTATTGCTACTTTGCTGTACGGCGTTTCCCGCGCTTGCGCAGACCGCCATTACTTTGCCGATTGCTGCAAACGCGGTCGCCGATTTAGGTAATGGCCCTATCAAAGTTCGTATGGTTGCAGGCAATGCGTCAATCTTTACGGCGCAAGGATCTGGCATCGGCAGCACATCGGGGCCATCCACAACTTTGACGTTGACAGCAACGCCAGCAACAGCGCCACTTGTTGGCGGCTTGATTTCTGGTAATGGCATTACGTCAGGGACGACAATAATAGCGTACAACGGTACGACGGGCATTACGCTTTCGGCCGCGATGACCGTACCAAGCAGTACGACAGTTTCATGGGGCGCCGCGTGTCCGTTGTCCGCCCCTAGCAACGTCATCCAAGCATCACCGCAAGCCGGCTACTATATAATGTACACACAGGCGCGCGTGTGTGCAGTTTCGCCGGGCGGCCCGGTGAACACCCTTTTGATTTCGCCGGTTTTCAACGACATCGGCGGTAGCGGACCCGTAAACGGCCCAAGTTCATCAGTAGTGGGCGATATCGCAGAGTGGGCTAACGGTGCCGGAACGCTGCTTAAAGACGTAGCCCCGGCTGCGATGGTTGACCAGATATGTGCAACTAACAATGACTTTTTAATTCGGCTTAGTGGCACTTGGCAGTGCGGTTCGCTGGGCGCGGGTTTGTCGCTTACGGGTTCGGTGTTATCCACAGCTCCCGGTGTTGATGCTAACATTCAAAATCAGCAATCCGGTAACTATACGGTCGCTATGACAGATTGCGGCGCAACTATTTATTTTAGTGTCGCGAGTCAGGCTACGTTAACACTACCCGCTGTTACCGGATTTCCGTCGAATTGTTCAGTGCTAGTTAAAAGTAGAGAAAGTAATCCGAACGGCGTAATCCTTTCCGGTTTTCCGGCTGCGTTTGGACCAATACTATATCCCGGTCAATCTTTAGGTGTAAAAATCACCGGCTCAAGTCCGGCGTGGCGTTCTTTCTATAATCCGCAGCCGTGGGCGCCGGTATCGGCTGTTACATTGTTTGCGAGTTCAACTGGCAATGACGCTAATGACGGCCTTACAGTCGGAACGCCGATTACGCTCGCCACGGCTTGCTCGCGCCGACAAACGATTTTTCAGCCCGGCGCCGTTACCATTCAGCTCGCCGATGGCACGTACTCGACGCCTGATTCTAACGGCGCGCTTTGTACGGTGTACGGTAATTCCGGCGGTAATTCTAATACGCTTACAAATATAGTTGGAAACTGTGTTACGTTAGGTAATGTGCTTTTGTCTATCCCGGACGGCGACACGGGCATTTTTATAAAAGATATTGGAGAAGTAGAGGGCCTTTGTATAGCACTTCAGGGTGCCGGATCTGGCGTAAGCATCGGTGTCTCAGGTGCGCAATTTTCTGTATTCGACGCACAGCAAACGCTTTGGCGCAATTTTGGCGCGGGGAGTATCTTAGCTGACTTCGGCCAAAGTGCTTCGTTCAATCTCATTGGCGCGGCAGCAATGACTTTAAACGCCGCACCCGGCGGATCGGGCACGGTTATCGCACTTGCAAGCAGTGCAAATATGTCATCGGGTGCCGCGACTATCGCTATTCCGTCTGCATTGGCATGGGGCGGCCAGTTTCTTGAACTCTACGGGCCGACCATGGCGACCTTGGGTGGCTTGACATTTACAGGGGCGGGCGTGGGTGGGACAACTGGCAAGCGCGCCACACTGATCGGAGGGGGTGCTTTTCTCGTTACCGGCGGTGTTTCCTGCAACACGTTCTTTCCTGGCAGCGGCTCTTGTAGTATCATCGACGGGGCGCAAGATGATGCTGGCGACAATCCGACTTCGCCAACTCCGGTTGGCGGCACGAATTGCGTACTGACGGCTGTATCGCATCTAACAGTTGTGAACGGGGTAGTTACGCTATGCAATTAATTTGGTTACTTATTTTGTTCGTTACTTTCACCGCTACCGCCGATGCCGGGCCGGCATGCGACGCCTTAGCAGTACGCGCAATGGCCTGCACGACGCTTGATTTGTCCGCAGTTTCGCAATGTATCCGAATGGCAGTGGAGAAAAATCAGTGCCTTGTTACGGAAGGCAAAGATGCCGAAAGCGTCGCCGTTCAGCCGGCAGTTGACAACTACTTGGCACAGCGCATCGCCGAGCACAAACGGCTGTACGGACAATGATTGTTGACGCAGGGACCATAGCCGCTGGCGTCGCTGCTTTGAATCTCGTGCTTACAGTGGGTGGCGGCGGTTTCTTTGCTGGTAAGCTGACTGGTAAAATCCAGCGCATTGAAACCGATGTGAGAGAGACTAAAGGTTTGCTTGTTACGTCGGCAGTTGAGGCCGATCGGCTCCGACGCGCGGAAGCTGACATACAGAACGTAGAGGAAGACATTCGGAATTTGCGGAAAGGTGTCGGCTGGATAAACGACGCGGTTGCAAAAGGCATCAACCGGGAGTATTGAACTTCCTTGCTGTCCGAAAGTTGTTATAATTGGCATCATGCCAAAATCCTAGGAGAACGGACCATGAGTGACCTAAAGAACGATCTTCAACAGCTTTTCAACAAACTGAAGGGAGTGGAAGAGCGCGCCCGCAAGCTGAAAAACCAGAATCTTGCGGACATTGCGGCGTCGGCGCATGGAAAGGTCAAGCAACTTAGCGACCATCCCGACTTGGAGCTGGTGGACGAAAAGAAAGACCAGCAGGCTCGACCGGACGGTACGTTGAAAGCCGATCCGAACGCGCCTAAGACCAAAGAGGAAGCAATCGCTTCCTATGCGCATGCGGGTGATACGAACCCGGAAAATTCGGCTCGAATGAGGTGGCCGCACTTGTTTACCGAACCGGCACCGCTCCGCGAACCGCCGCATTCGGGTGCTCAGCAATGGCCCGGGTCACAGCCGGTGCAGCCTAGGCCGCTCGGCGCCGACGAATACCAGCGGTCCTGACGCTGATTGAGTAGGCCCCTGCCGCGCGGTAGGGGCCTATGAAAGCCGGGAACCAAGTGGTATGATGCTTTAAACGGCGTCATACAAAGGCAGGCCCCCTATGAGCACTCGATTTCGCGGCAAAAAGACAGGCTTCAATAAGATGGGGAGCAACGATTGCTGCCCCAACGAAATGGGGCCTCCCACTACGAAATTCTTGGGGCGCGGCGGTTTGCCGGAAGGGCCCTTGAAGCACTATCCCGGCGCGGTGGCGGATACGAGCATGGGCAATCGTCGGCTGGCGAAGTCCAACCATGGCGACGGTGGGGGCTCTAGTACGCGATTCAGCGGCAATACGGCTTTCGATAAAGGCCGATAGGGGCGCGTTTTGTTCTACAGGCCGGGCGGCAGCGCGACACGGATCAATAATCAAAATGATACCGTGTACGCCGATTTTGTCGGCGGTGCGACCGGATGGTTGCCGGTGAGCAAGGGCAACACTATCTCCGTCAACATAGCTCGCGCTTTGCTGGCGTTCGTTAGTTCCGCGCAGAGCACCATAACGCCGTCGCCGGTCGCTCCCGAAGTTCAAGTTATTATGGAAATGAAGTTGTACGGCGGCGATCCCGACGCGTCCGCGCGCCCGATTGACCAATGGCAAAACATTGTCGTTGCCACGTCCCGACGTGCTCACCGCGAAGGTTGGGCGCGGCTGCGCATTGTCAACATCAACAATAGCGAAGGTACGGGTATTGTTATGGATATGCAGATTGCCCGTACAGGGGATGTAGGTGCCTCCACATGAGCGGCTTCGATCAAGGAACAACGCAAGGCGGCATATTCGTCCAAACGAAGCAGTTTGGCTCAATCTTGCGCGGCTCCGGCCCGCCCGTGCCGGGGGCGGGCGTCGTTGGTGATTTGTACATTGATGTACAAACTTGGTTTCTGTACGGGAAACGCAGTGCGGAGGGCACAGATCCTTGGGGCCATTATCTGTTTGCTGTCCCTGCGCAGTATCAGTCCGGCTTGAACTGGTTTAGCTCATCGCTACCGACAAACGATTTTGGGGCGAACGGCGATTATTGCCTGCTTTGGGCCGGGTTTAACAACTACGGGCTTCAGCCGTCTTTTTGCGGCCCGAAGGCAGCCGGGGCGTGGCCCGAAAGCGGCGACGGGCCGGACGCACTGCTTGACCCGGCAAACGCGGGTTATACGATTCCTGTTGATGGCGCGAGCGAAGGTCCGCTAGTTCCGTTCAGTAATTCGTGGCAGCTCGTAGTCGTGGGCGTGGATACGGAATACGTTTTGTCCATCCCAGTGTCGCAGCTTGCGAATACGCCTATTCTTCAACGCGGGTTACGTTCGCCGCCCGCTGTCGTGCCTGTGGTTCTTAATCCGCTCTATGCCGCTGAAGACGAGCATGCCATATGAGTGGCTTCGACAACGGCACAATTCAAGGTGGCGTGTTTGCACAGACGAAGCAATTTGGTCCGGTGCTTCGTGGTACGGGCGAGCCCGTGCCGTCTGCCGGCGTCGTTGGCGACGTGTACATAGACACACAGACTTGGTTTTTGTACGCAAAGCGAGCCAATGACAAAACGAGTCCGTGGGGCAATTATTTGTTTGCCGTGCCCGCGACTTATCAAGCCGCGTTGAACTGGTTTAGTTCCGCACAGCCAACAAACGATTTAGGTTCCAACGGCGATTATTGTTTGTTGTGGGGCGGCTACCCGAACTACGGGCTTCAGCCATCCATTTTAGGACCGAAAGCAGCCGGCGCGTGGCCTGCTAACCCCGTTGCCGTAGCGGTTGCGCTCAATCCGCTGTATACGGCTGAAAACGAGCACGCCGTATGAGCTACAACCCAGCCACAGATTTCATCGGTCTTCTGCGGCTAGTCGGCAGCGGCGTGCGCTCAGAGCGCATGCCGGGGCTCGATTACATCGTTGCTGCGCTGGCTCGTGCTGGGATGTTCGCTCTCTCGGTCGGGCAGACGGCACCTACGGCAAATCAAACGAGTACCTTTTGGCTTCAACCTGCTATTCCTTCTTGGACAGCCGAAGGCACGCTGTATATCTGGAACCCGGTAACTGCGTCTTACCAAATTGCGACGTCGGCGCTGTGGCAGGCATTTTTGTCGCCGTCCGGCTCGGTTTTCCAATCACTGCCCGCCGCGAACAACGTCATCAATCCAGGTGTTTCGCTCGCTGCTATACAACGTGCGGCGCCGGCCAATACAGCCGTACAGCTTCCGACGATAGCAGCGCAGTATCTTACACAAAAGGATATTGTGCTGACTGATTTCTCTACGGGCGTCGCCAATCATCAGATTATAGTTTCGCCAGTTGGCGGTGCCACGATCATGCAGAGCGCAACGTGGAATTTACAATCCACCGCAGACTATTTGGCGCGCATTCGTCTTCGCCCTTCCCCTGATCTCAACGCCTGGATATTGATACCATGAGAATGTTTCGCACTGCTGCCGTTCTCGCATTCTTGCTGGCCTGCGTACCGGCTTTTGCACAGCAGACGGCAATTCATTCCGTTCCGATCGGTAAGGGTGCCGGCAATACCGGGTTTAATGCCGCAGTGCCCGGTGCATCAGGTCAACCGCTTGTCAGTCAAGGCCCTAGTGCGGACCCTGCTTTCGGTCCAATTGCTAATAGTGGCCTTACCCCCGGCGCTGCGAACACGGCGAAAGGCAGTCTGAACGGCACAGCCGTAGTAGATCTCCCACTGCCAAGCTGTACGGCTGTTAATCAGGCGTGGAAGTACGTATCCGGCACCGGCATAAATTGCAGTGCTGTCAGCAGCACGACTGGTTACGACATGCCGATCAATCTTGGCTTGTCGGCATCCATTTCCGGGGGCGCTCTTACTCTCACTTTGACGCAAGCAAACAGCAGCGCGCCTACTAGCAGTAACCCGGTTCAATTTCCGTTCCGATCCACTACGCCAACGCTCGGCACGGTGACGTGGGCCAACGTCACTGCTACCCAATCTATCACCATACCCAATGGTGCGACGCTCGGCACCGCGAGTGGCATACCTTTTCGCATTTGGATTTTTGAAGAATACAACGGCGGTACGCCTGAATTGGCGGTAGCGACATGCAGCAATACTACTACCGTTTTTCCGTGTGCCGCGTGGGAAAATACGCTTGTAACCAGTACGACTATTGGCGGTTCGTGCGGCAGTCCTTGCGATACAGCGGGGGCGTTGCTTGCTTCTGCTGGCGTTGCCGCCGATGCCGTGCGGATTATAGGGTTTTGTGAGTACGGTAGCGGGCTGCCCACTTTTGGTACTTGGTCTAGTTCGTGTACGAACCTGCAAGTGTTCGGTCCTGGCGTTGCGAAACCAGGGAGTGCGGTGCAGTCGGTTTACTTTAACACTGCCGGCAGCACTACTTGCACTACGAGCGCGTATGTCATTACCGCTGTCACGCAGAACATCACGCCGAGCAGCACTGCCAATCTCATTCTCGCGAACGCCGCCGCTTCAACGGTTTCCAATACGGCGGGCGATGCTACCAATATTACGCTTACGCACGGTGCCGGTGCTGCCATTGGCCAGCCTGCCACTGTTGGCACAACCGGCGCAAGCGTAGTTACCAAAGGCTCGGCGTCTTTTCAGGTGCTAGACGCCCCTGGGACCGTAAGTTCTGAAAACTATTCGATTTGGTGCCAAGGCGTTGGCGGCAACGGCAGCGAAGGCGGCGGCACTATAACGCTGCAAGAAATTATGGGATAGTCACATGAGCAATCCGTACATAGCGCAACAGCGCGCTCAGTTCGCGAAGGACTTGGCTGATCCGGTGACGCATGACCAAGTATGCGCTATGATGATTACTGAGGATGCCGCACACCCCGTGCCGTGCCTCGAGAGCCTGCTCAACCGCATTCTGTACTGCAACTCGCACGGTTATAAGCAAACCGTTCTTTCGATGCTGCATAGCGGTTTCTACGGCCCGTATAATCGCGGTACGTACCCCCGAACGATAAGACAGCTTCACGTCAATCCGGCGCTACAAGCAAGGATGGACGCTGCGATAGCAACCGTGATGGCAGGCAGCGATCTTATCCACGGTTTCACCGATCAAGGGCTACCGACCGACCCGAACGGGCAGCGGCAGCCGCAAATGAGGCTTGGGGGTAACATCTTCAACGATTGGGGTGGCGGTCCTGGGGGTCACGATGGCGCGGAAGCATGGCGGCAGGTATTCGAGGCAGCAGCGGCCAAGGCAGCGCCGCCTGTAACATCGGCCATCGCTGGGCTGCACACTACCGACAATCTGCAAACCGCGCTCAATAGCTTCGGCTACGCGCCGCTGCTCAATGTGGACGGGCAGTATGGCGACGCTACTAAGGCGGCTATCAGATGGTTCCAGGCGAAGCACTCGTTAACAGTTGATGGCGTGCCGGGGTCGATGACTTGGGCATCGATCGATGCTGCCATTAACGGAGACCAGATCGGCTGAGTAGGAGGTGGGGGCGGTAATGGAAGACAGGGTAGGGAGTGTTCCGGTTCCTGATCCGACCAAGTTAACGACGGATGCGGTTGCACTTGCGACGGCGCAAATCGAAAAACTGTTTGATGTAAAATTAGAAGGCGTTGTAAAGCTCATTGATGAAAAATTCGCTGGAGTCAAAACCGAATTTACCATGCGCGACATTGCGCTTTCGGCGGCTTTTAAAGCGGCGGAAGCAGCGGTAAGTCAACAGAACAACAGCAATACGTTAGCGATTGATAAAGCCGGCACGGCGTTCACCAAGCAAATCGACGGACTCGATGAAAAGATTGCTGACTTAAAAGAACGCGTCGCGGAGCTGTCCGGGCGCAATTGGTCCGCAGTTGGGGCGTACATCGTCGGCGCGGTTGGCGTTGTTGCGCTGCTTTCATCTATTCTTATCCATCTTCGTTAGTGACCGTGATGTTCGATGCCGCCCCTTGTATTTTGGCTCAATCCGCCGGATATTTGCCCGAAGTGCCAAAAGCCAACAGTACGGCTTTCCTACATCGAAGCTGACAACGGTACTGCGACGCTTAACTATTCGTGACCAACGTGCGGCATGGTAAAGGTGGCTGTGTACTCACTTAAACAGCCGGGAAGGAAGTAACATGAGCATCGGAACCATTCTGCTTATCGTTTTAGTGATCTTGTTGCTCGGTGGATTTAGTGGCTTCGGCGGCGGCCCATTCTACGGTGCCGGTTATGGATGGGGCGGTGGTGGCCTTAGTTTGATCGTCATTGTACTGCTAATTTTGGTCCTATCTGGTCGGATATAGGCCCCATTGCTTGTCTGTCTGACAAGTGCTATGCGTAAGGCATCCATTAACGGGGACGCTTTGCGCCATGAACAAAACACAGCTTCAGACGACTGCCGCTTCACTCATTGGCGTTGCGGCCGGCTACGCAGCGGGTCACGGTTGGCTTGGCTTGGATGTCGGCGCTTGGACAACTATCATGGGCAGCGCGGTTGCTGCTGGTGCCGTCCTCTGGCCCGCTATTGTCACTCGCGCGCAGTCCCTCAAGGACACCGTCGGCAAGATGCCGAAAACTACCGTCGTGACTGACAAAGCCACCGCCGACGCGCTCCCGAACAACCCTGACGTGATCGCCGCGACGCCGGAAATCGTTGCTGCCATCAAGAAAAGCGGCGACGATAGCACTACGGGCGCGACGGTGCGGTGAATTTTCCTTGGACACTTTCGACCGTTTTGCCCGTACAGACTAGGGAAGCCATACGGGCAAAACTTCTCGATTTCGATTACTACCGTGAAAAGTTCATGCGCATACGCCCCCGCGAAGGTGGCGAGCGCATTCCGTTCATTCTCAATAGCCCTCAAAAGTTTTTGCACGCTCGCATTAACCGGGAGCGTGAAGTGTTCGGCACGGTGCGTGCGCTCATACCTAAAGCGCGCCGCATGGGCGTCAGCTCTTATATCGGCGGCCGATATTTCCATCAGACTGCGACCATGTTCGGCCGACGTGCGCAAATCGTAGCACACCGAGCGGACAGCGCGGCGAACTTGCATCGTGAAGTCAAGGAATTTTCCAACGGTCTGCCGCACGCCATACGTCCGTCGATTGGCGCAACAAATGCGTATGAGCTGATCTTTGACAAGCTGAAATCGCTGTACAAGGTCGCGTCTGCGGACGGTGGCGATATCGGTCGTTCTGATGACTTCCATTTGTTGCACCTATCCGAAGCTGCCTTTTTTGACAACACGGAAGATTTGTCGTCCGGCCTTTTGCAAACCGTACAGAACTTGCCGGGTACTGAAATAATCATGGAAAGCACCGGCAACGGACAGTCCGGGATGTTTTTCAGTATGTGTGAGGAAGCCAGCCGGCAGCAGAATAGAGGACCGTGGCGTATTCACTTCCTGCCGTGGGGCCTCATGCCCGAATACCGTACGGATGTGCCGCAAGGATGGATCGTGCCAAAAGAGTTTGAAGACTATGCTAAATTGCATGGCCTCGATCGTGAACAGCTTTATTGGTTCTGGATGCAGAATTACACCATCGCGGCAATGAACGGCGGGCAACCTGAGACGATTCACCGACTGACGCGCCAAGAATATCCGGCCATCTATAGCGAATGTTTCATGGCTGACAGTACGCTGGATTTCTACCCGGCGTCGTTAGTCCAGGCGGCCATGACCAGCAAGGCAGCGCCGTCCGCCGGGGCGTTGAAGTTGCTTTGTGTAGATCCTGCCGGTGATGGTCAAGATAAACCCTTTGTCTGCGATCGGCAGGGCTCTGCGATCGGAGCGCGGGTATGGGGTGAGCTGGCGAGCCGCGACGCCAACGTGGCATCCGATTGGCTGGTAGCGACATTCCGACGCTTCGGCATGGACGCCATACTAATAGACGGAACAGGTGGTTATGGGCGCGACTTGGTTGCTGGTTGTCGGCTGCGCATGCGGGAGTTGGGGCCGGAAAAAATTGTAGCCGTTGTATTCAGCCACGGCGCTCACAATTCTGTTATGTACGGCAATCGGCGTGCGGAATTGCACGATAAACTGTTGTGCTGGCTTGGCGGCAAGGTATCGATGCCAAACGACAAAATGGCGCAAGAGGAAGCGGCGGCGTACAAGTGGGGTCAGAACGCTTGCCGTCGTGACGAAAACGCGCGGCTGTTTATGACGCCTAAAGAAAAGATCAGAAAAGAAATCGGTCGGTCACCTGATCGCTGGGACTGTTGTGCTATTTCGATGGCGATTGAGAGTTAACGACTACCTGCTCATCAATATCTTGAGCCGCCCACGTCTGCTGCGCGCAGCGCGGCTTCGATGGCCTTGCGGACTTCGACGCTGCCGATTGATCTTGGATCGCGTTTACGTTTACCATCTCCAAAGCGCGTTAATACTTGCCAAGCGGCTTCCTGCATCGCAGGCGTGACCTTGGATGGGATATTGGCCTCTCGACAGCGGCGTTCGACCATTGCAAATAGTTGATCGGCGGTGTCGCAATTCAGCTTTTGGCACGCTCGTACCAATGCGAGAGCCTGATCGAGTGGAATGTCTTTTTTCAACATCTAGTGGCTCTCAGCGTTTGTGTGCGGCAACCGGATAAGCATGATAGCTTAGATCGTTACGCCAAGACGGCTCAGTCCACCGCGGTATGTAGCCGTAGCAATCATTCCAAGGCATCAGTGGCGGGTCTCCGTAAGGCATCTAGCGACAGCCTACTGATTAGCCGGCCGCGCGATCGAGCCGTTCGATCTCCGCAACTATCAAAGCTCCGGCGCGTATCAGGTCACGCCGCCGATCTTTGTGATTAATCCAATCGATGACCTCACCCCAGGCAAGTGATGCTTCCTCATAGACCTTGCCTTGGTCTGGCATTGCGTACAACGCAGCAAGCCTAGCGAGATCGCCGGTAGAGTGCCGGTCATCATGTCCATAGGTGTAGCCCTCGCCGCCCATCTGGCGCTCTCGCTCGCGGGCTATTTCGGCAATTACGGACATCTTCAATCTCCCTGCTTTGGACGGGTCAGTCGGCTATTTTCGTTTTGAATAGTAGGCGATCACTTCGGCTGCGATTATCTTGTAGATTAGCGAATTGACAAGCGGACCATATCTCCGCTCAAGGTGCCGCACGAGCTTTCGCCATTCGGCCCGTTCCCGTTTTTCTTTGGCTGGCATTCGTTTGGTC